ATGCTATCGGATGCCCAAGTAAAGTCATTAAAACCTAAAGAATCTAGATATTCAGTAGCAGATGGGGAAGGATTAAACATTTCCGTTTTTCCTAATGGAAAAAAGAAATGGGTTTTGTCTTATCGCCAAAATGGAAAGCAAAATCAAAAGATGTTGGGTGAATATCCTATTATGGGATGTAAAGAAGCACGCCAACTAGCAAGACAATTAAAATTAGAATATCAGGGCAAGGTCGCCAATTCTCCACCAGTCCATAAGGTGGTTGAGGAATGGTTGAGTATCATGAAATCACAATGGACCAGCAAAAAATACTATGACACAGTCGAATATCGACTTGCATATCTAACCGAGGATTTTAAAAATCTTCCAATTAATGAAGTTGAAAGAAAGCACATCTCGAAGAAAATTAAAGAAATTGTTGCAAAGGGTACTTTAGAAACAGCAAGCCGAGCATTAAGACTTGGAAAGCAAGTATTTGATTTTGCAATTGCCTCAGATTATACAGATCGTAATCCATGTACATTAGTAGAGGATGTAATACCTGAATATGAATCTGACAGCCATCCTTGTTTACCTGTGAGTGAAATGCCAGAATTCTTTAAACGCATGAAAGCGAGTCATTCTAGCTCAATAGTAAAAATGGCCATGCTTTTAGTTTGTTATACCGGAACCCGAATAACAGAATTGTTAAAAGCTAGGTGGGATACTGGAGAGATAGATTTTGAAAACAAAGTCTGGATAATTCCTGCAGAGCGAATGAAAAAAAGAAAAGAATTAATGGTCCCACTGGTACCGCAAATCTATGCTTTGTTTAAGGAACTCGAAAGCGTCAAAACAGATGATGGGTACATATTTAAAAAACGTGGAAAACCTTATGAGCACATGACATCTGAGTCGGTTCTCACAATGATAAAAAGAATGGGCTACACAGATAAAATGGTTACTCATGGTTTTCGTTCATTGTTTTCGACTCATGCTAATGAAAGTAAATTGTTCCGTGGTGAGGTTATCGATTATCAAATTGCCCACGTGAACAAAACAACAAAAGCAGATAAGACAAGTAAAATTTATAACCGTGCCGAATATTGGGATGAGCGAGTAGAGCTTATGACTTGGTATGCGAATGAAGTAGAAAATTGGATTGGTACTAACTCATGAACCAAAGTTTATTTGTCGGTTTTTGGAATATAAATTTATCTCCTCCTATAGGAAATAGATGGAATAAATCAAAAGTTGATAAAAAAATAAAAGTTTCTAGGGTAATTCAAGGGCTCTTGAAACTCGATTTTGATTTTTTATGTCTTTGTGAGGTTTCACCTGAGGATATGGAGTTTATAGATAATAGTATTCAACTTATTGGGATGGGCTATGATTACAATATTTATCGAAAAAATTATGGAGGCTTATATTTTGATACATGTGTAATATTTAAAAATACTTTTGATTTTGTTCAATCAAAAGTAGAAGTCGATGGTGAAGAAAAGAATAAGCTTAAAGTCTTTCAAAAATATGAATTTCTAAGTGGGCACTTAGAAGAAAGAATTATATTTTATGTTACTCATTGGTTATCTCAATTAAATGATAATAAGGAAAAAAGAAGAACAGTCGCATCATTTATTAAAAAAGATACTAATGATGAAAAAAAATTTTTCAATAAAACGAAGTTTGTTGTTTTAGGGGATTTTAATGTTGAACCTTATGATTCGGCAATATTAGAGGGGTTAAGAAGTACTAGGGATCAAAAAGTTATCTCTAATAATTCTTCACTGTTTTACAATCCTTTTTGGAAATTTTTACAAATTAAGGAAGATCAACCCTCAGGTACCCATCACTGTACTAAAAATGAGTTCCATCACTGGCACATTTATGATCAAATCTTAGTTTCAGGAAACTTTTTCCGTGATGGATGGAATTTGGATGATAATCTAGTTCTTGTCTTTGATGATAAGATGATTAGTTCTTTACATAATGATTCATTTAGTAACCCTTCAGATCATTTGCCTATCTGTCTAAAGTTGGAGAAAACAAAATGCATTTAGATTTAAGTTTAGCAGTTGAAGAGGGTATGCAATCCTCTGTAACCAGAGACAAAAGTATTGAAGAAATTGATAATGTATTATTTGAAGTAGACCAAGCAGTTAAGAAAGCAACAAATAATAAAGTTGAATTTGGTTGGAGAAAAAAAGGGTTTAATACGTTAGGTTTATTAACGGGTCTTACTTCACTTCCAATTACAGATGTAAAAATTGAATCTCAAGAGCCTGAGTCGCGTGTTCTCTATGTTTCTGCAACAGATGACAAAACACAAAGATTTGATATAACAATATTAGTGATAAGTCCTGATGGCTTCCCATGTGAAATGAATGTTAACGGCAACAAGCTTATATCACATGATGCTGAATCCTTATTAGAGCAATTTAAACCCTTACTTTCTAGTGCTTTTGTTGGAGATAAAATAAGAAAATTAATGAAAAAAGGCGCTTAATTAGCGCCTTAAATTTTGAATCTAATCATAGCAAGTAATTATGAAAGCAATTTTTTGTAGGTTTTAAATTGAACGAATTTCTAATGTATAAAATTGATAAATGGGTAAATCAAAATGGGTAATAAATACTACGATCAATTAGTAAATAATGATTCTCATTTTGAAATTACGTTTAATGATTTTGAGGAGTTTATAACTTTTATTCGTCCAGATAAATTACATGTAAAAGATCTTATGACTCAATTAAGATTGGAATTTAACCCATCAGCTGTTAATTTTCCTTTTTTTAAGATAAAAGATTTTAAAGGGTATAGTACATTAGACAAATCGATCATTTATCGGGGACATGGAGAAAGTGATTGGGATTTAAAACCAACCTTTTATCGTAATAAAAAAAATATTGGGTGGGTTAAGACAAATTGGAGTGTAGATCAAAATTATGAGTCAGAAATTTTATTGAAATTCCAAGATTCCTGTGATTTAGCTGGTGTTCAATTACCATCAGATAATGATCAATTGAGAAGAAGACAAAAAAATAAGTTAAGTAAATATAGGAAATCGTTTGGAAGAGATCAGCTAGATTGGTTTGATGATGATTTTTTTGAGTTAGCTGTATATGCACAACATTATGGAGTTGAAACTAGATTGCTGGATTGGACCAAAAATCCGTTTGTAGCTAGTTATTTCGCTTGTTCTCATGCACTCAAAATGAATTATGATCCAAATTCAAAATTTTGCATTTGGGTATTAAATTCTGAAAGTATTACAAATGAATTGAATCAAGTACTCGAAGTGCTAGATCCACCTAAAGGCCTTAATCAGCATATTTCTCATCAACAAGGTGTCTTAACTTACACAAAAAATCACATCAAAATCTTTAATAAATTTGGAACTCGACCATGCTTAAAAGATATTCTAAAGTATTATGAAAGTGGTTACAGGTTATTAAAAATAACTTTAGGATATGAATTAATCGTTGAATTATTTAATTATTGTAATATTCATAATTTCAATGCATGTCACTTATTTCGTGGTGCCAACGGTGCTGCAATGCACACCACTGATTTATTAAATTTTGATGACTATAAATATCCTATAGAAGATTAAAGGCGCTTATTTAGCGCCTTGAATCTCAACTTTAATCTTTGCTACTGATTGAGATGTCCAACCCTTATAAGTTTTGGATTCTCGATCAGGCGGGAATTTCTCCAAATAATATTTTTTAAAAGTATTTGGAGCCATTCCGAGTTCTTTAGCTAATTGTCTTAAAGAATACCAAGACATTTAAATCTCCTGACTTTCCGCTTTAACTTCTTTCAGTGATTCAATTGACTTAATCCAACTTAAAATGTGTGGCTTAGTTATTTCATCCTGACCGTGAAACCAGTAGAACTTTTTTTCTTTTTCAAGAACGTAATAAGGTTCACCAGATCCATTAGGCACAAGAAAATAATGGGTAGCATCTTTGGGTGCTGATTCAAGTATTTCTAATTCACTCATCCCTCAGCTCCCGATTCAATATCCAACTTCATTGCACCTTCTTCTGGATATTCGGTCATCCAAAAGTAATAGCCTTTTCCACTGTGGCCATCTTCAAAGAATTTAATTGTTAGTTCAGTATCAAGTTGATCTAAATCTTTCTCACCATCTGGATTTACAAATTCGAGAAGGCTTTTTAGTTGATGACCGCTAAGTGTTATGCTCGCGGTAGAGTATGGCGGTTGCTTCAATCAATTACTGTTAAAGCTGGTGAGACGGCGGAAGTAATAGCAGAACAAAGTGAATACCGTGAAATTAAATATGTTGTACCAGTTACTGAAGGGTTCCATAAATATCGAATTGACCTTTTAGAGGACCTTTCACTTGCAAATATTTCGGTTAAGCAGGGCAATAATAACTATGTAATTAAGCCGCGCTGGATGAATGTTGAACCAGGTGAATATGCTGTAACTATTACTACAGATAATCTAAGAAGATTGTTTATTGAGTTTGGCGATTCTGAGAGAGCTGGTCGTACTCTGCAAGCCAATGAAACGGTAATAATTGGAATTCTTGAGACATACGGGGAAGTTGATGTTAATCGTTTAAAAGATGCGGCCTTACTTGATGTACTTACTAATGATGAACAGCGGGTATCAGTGCGTTTTAAAGCTGGTGGACTGATTAGAGAGGGCGTAGATCCGTTAGCTGTATCAGAATTACGTTTATTATCAAGCTATCCATCACTTTACGATGAAGATGCGGTATTTCTCGGCAACTTTGACTATGCAGTCCGTAAAAAATTTATGAAACGGGCACAGTTTATTTCTGTCTGGAATGAAACGTTGCAAGAGCAACACTTTGCCATTACATACCGCGACATAAATCATTTAAATCTTGTGGTGGTTGCCAAGAACCCAGCTGAACAAGCAACGTTAGAACAAGATATCTGTCGGTATATTGGTTATTGCGATAACTTGTATGAAGGTAAAGTGAATGTACATGAAGTTGTAGAAAAGCCAATTGAAGTAAAAATTAAAGGCTCTTTGGCTTCTGTACATAACACAGATATGGTTAAGACACAGATCAAAGAATTACTTGTAGAACGATACGGGCGTGAATCATTGAGCTCAAGTCGTTGGCTGGTTAATGGCTTTAATACGCAAGAAATGGGGAAGCTGATTAATGACAATATTGTGGCTTTCCAAGACCGGATGAGTGACTTTACCATTATGCTTTCAAATGAGTTGAATAAGCCTAATGAGTGGGTGTATGTGACAAAAGACAGCATTACTGTTGAGTTGGAACGCACCGCTGATATTTCGGGGGCTACATGGACCCTATAAGCTTTACTCGGCCTATCGATGAACAATATGTGAGTACGGGCTTGCAAACCGCACTTGCTAAAGCATTTAAACAAGTATTTGCACAAAACTTTGAACAGTCCATACAAGATTTATTGGATTACGGTTGTCCTCATATCGGTAGTAAAACAGTTGTAGAACGGTTCTCTAAACAAAACGGACTTGTTGTATTACGCCGAAATAACACCTCTGACACGTTAATGCGAATTATCTATGCCAATTGGAGCAGCATGGGTAATAAAAGAGGATTAGCGTTTTTAGAGTTTGTTTTACGAATGTTGTGGGGGAAAGATCATTTTCAGATTATCCGGCTATGGCATAGCTTGGAAAAGCTAAAAGAATATCCAGCCTATTTGTCTGATTTTGAAAAGCCAAATTACTTCTTAACAAGTCGGATTAGAATTGTTTTAGATAAAACTGTTGATGCAAATGAAGTGGTAGAGCTGTCACCGATATTACGCCGTTTAGTACCAGCCAATATTGTCGTTAAAGTTCACTCAATGGCATTTGATAGAGATTTAGGCACCACAAGCTTTGCAGCGGCAATAGCAGCTAAGCCTTATGCAGTCTATAACTTCCTTTAATTCAATTGGAACTGTTGAGTTAGCGCTCAAATACAAAATGATTTCATAGTCCTGTTCATTAGTTCAGGACTTTTTTATATGCAACAAGCTCAAGACAATGTTTTAGTAGGAATCGCAGAACCTATCAATGGTCAGGGAGAAAACTTATTAATTGATCATTTCTTAGGATATGCTAGCCATGAATTAGAACCACAAGAAATTGATAAAGTTATTAAAGGGGAAGTGGTTGAAGGCATTACGGAATATGCTCAGGGCCATTACTATAAGATTTCAGCAAATCCTGAAAACCAAAATGCAAAAGATTTTGAAATCAGTATTCATTTTCAAGATGGCCCAATTCCAGAACATGGGGTGAATGGGGTTACTAGTGAAGCATTGTTAAAAGTACTTATTCACCGTACTAAAACCTTGGATGAAAAATTTCCGAGTGAGTTCAACAAACAAGCCATTATTTATATGGAAAGTGCGCTAGAAGAATTTAATAAACGTACAGCTGAGCGCCGTGCTCGTGGTGTTGAAGGCACTCTTGTTAAGTAATTGGGTGAAGTATGCGATTAAAAATCTTTTGTAGAAAACGTGCTTGTTCTCAATTAATTGACTTATCTCAAATGGATTGTTTGCAAGTCTCCGAAAGTGAACATCGAGGAGGCATGGTCCATGAGCGCTTTTATGATGTTTTTATTTCTCTTAAAAGTGGGTACATCTTTGATGCAACCATTGAAGATAAACAGCATGACAAGCTATTGGAATTAATTGAGTTTGATCAAAAGATTTGATTTGGAACTGATTAAATTTCAACTATAGAACAACTGAAACAATAGCCTCAATCACAGCATTGGGGCTTTTTTATGGCTAGCAAAAATAGAAAGACAAAAGTTCTATCTTACAACTTACATGACCGATGCCGTAAATTTACCGGTGTTGATCGAAGTAATGTCGATGTAGATGCAATGGTCAACTTGATCAACAGTGACCATGTACAAGAAATGGTTGCTACTAATTCATTACAAGGTTTTTACGGTCATCAAATTCGACAGCGCTATGGTATGGTGCCGCCTGAAACGGTGATCATTAAAGGTAAAGTTGTATATCTTTCACGGGCATTTAAAACAATTGAATTACGTGCGTCAAAGGATGGAACAGTTGAACACCGAGAAGAGTTTTATGATAACGAGCCTGGTGAGATCGCATTACAAGATTATAAAGCCCAAGCGGGTGGTTTTAGCACATCAGTCAATTACAAGAATGTCGGTGGCCGTTTAATTCCAACGGGTTTTTTTGGTTTTGATTTCGTTGCACAACCAAATTATGCAAGTAATGTAGGTGATGGTCAGTTATTTGATGGATTATTTGTTCCTGAAGAGCCAGAAGGTGTTGTTTCTTGCTTTGATAGCGCAACAGATATTTCACAGTTATCACAGCCCGAAATTATTATTGCCCAATTACTTGAAGATCAAATTTTACAGACATACGACAATATCAATAGTCAGCTGCATCTATTAACCGAGTTAGGAAATGCTCAAGGATTAGTGGGTGAATTATCAGAAAAAGTTGATAAACAGAAACGCTTGCAACAACTTAGAGAAGAACGAAAAAAAGAACTCTATACGGGTATGGTAAATCCTGTGAAGAGTTTTGATTCAGTACAACAACAAGCTGAACAAATCATTCAAAGTTTGGACAATCCAAACGTAAAAGAGAAACCTAAAAAGCCGAAAAAGTCTTTTGGCAGTATCTTTAGTGTATGGGGGTAATAATGAATTACCCCAACGATTCGCTTAAATGCATCCAAAACGCTTGGTATAAGCAGCTTGTCAATTTTCGTGCTTGGTATATGCCTGAGACCCAATTAACGGCTGACTGGAAGTTGAGAGCCATTGGTAACGCTATAAAAGCATGTCCGTCACGGATGATGGACGATTCAGAAGCAATGCTTTCTGAATATAGAAAAAGCCAGAAGCATGAGGAAGAATCCAAAGTGATTTTACCTGTAATGCTTACTGCAACAGCGTTAACTGACCAACCCCCTGATGTAAATCAATTACTACCAGTGCCTGATTTTATTGAAACGGTCATTGATGAGAAACGGGTGAAGGTTCGTCTGGTGCCGACAACTGTACGTGCTCAAATCGCTTTCTTTGCCACCAATCCCAATGATCTGCGTTCAGTCATTGGGCAGTTTTGCGCATACATGTCTAGCAGCGATAACCGCCGTTTTAATGTGCCATTTCAGCAATGGAATGATCATGTTGTTAATTCAACATTCACTGTTTTTGAAAATGAACTTTTTCCATCACCAGTCCCAAGCGAAGCAATCAATCTTTCTATCTCAACTGTAGATATTCAGCTTGTGGGTTATACACCTAACGTTATCGGTTTCGGTGGTCCATTCGACAACAACACAGGTAATGGCTATGAACCTGACGGCTCAGCAACGGAACAGCCCGCAATCAACGACAAAGTTGTAGTGCAAGCTGATCAGTACACATCACTCGATCACCAGCGTGTGAAGGGTGATAGAGAAACAGGTGAAATTACAGTTGAGCGTATAGATGACTGACTTAATCGATAAGGCACAAGAAAGTGCTGATTATTTATTGCAGCAAGAAATTGCAAACCGATGCCGTTTTGAAGGCGAATCTGAAAAAGAATGTGTTGAATGTGGTGAAGAAATACCAGAGCGCCGCCGTGCTTTAGGTGGCGTGAAATTCTGCATTGAATGCCAAACCAAGTTAGAACGCAAACGGCGCTAAGGATAAATGTAATGTCTGGAATTATTCGTATAGACAGCCGTGTTGCTGGGTTTTCGGATCAACCAATTCGACTTATTGGAGCGGCATTTGCTGATACAGGTGAGCTTGTTATTCAAAAAACAGCTGTTTATTCAAATTTGCCCGTACCAAGCGATTTAAGAGATCAAACAGTTGTAGTAACTGACTCACCGGATCAAGTACAGAATTGGCAATTAAGTTTCAATGCTAAAGAGCACTTAGAAGAAGTGATTTCAATTTACCAAGCTCGTTTCAGAGCAAAGTTAATTGAAATTGAGCCGAAGCTAAACCAGTACAACCCTAAAAACGTACTTGAAATCCGTAAGGTCGATAAAAACGGCCTTCAGCAAGAATTTGATAGCAGCAGCTTAAACAATGGACACATTGCAATTCTATTAGCTGTTTGGGCTAGTACGAAAATTGCCAAAGGCTTTTCAATTACTGAAGGGAATCAGTTTGAAGAAGATGCTGTAGATCCAACAATGCTTCCTTTTTCAATCTTTTAAGTAATGGTGTTTTTACGGTATGGCTTTGGCACCATTAAAAGAAATTCCCGAATGGTGGGAACTTTGTGAGCGTTATCGATACGACATCTATGCTTTCGCCGTAGAAGCATTAGGTGTCGAACCCACATGGCAACAAGAATTACTTTTTGAATCTATTGCATTTGATGGTAGCCGTACTTCAGTAGCATCGGGGCATGGTTGCTTTGGTAAAGGGACTTTAATCAAATTAGCCAATGGGGAATTTATCCCAGTTGAGCGTATTAATCTAAATCATAAAATTCTTGCTGCAGATGGTAAGACAGAACTAGATGTAATTAAAACAGTAACCGGTTATCAGGAAATGTTCCGGTTTGAATATGAGAATGGTAAAGCTCATACATTCAATAAATCACATATTCTTTGCTTAATTTCTTTATACGATGGTAACGGGTGGTCAAAGGGCGACAAGATTGAATTGCTTGTTTCTCAATATATGAACCTTAAACCTGAAAGTAGGGAACAGTTTGCATCTTATAGGCTTATAGATGGGGAACATAAGCCTTTAAAAATTACATCGGTTACTGAGCTAGGTGAAGGTAAATATTACGGTTTTGTACTCGATCCAGATCCATTTTTCTTGGGTGAAGATGACTTAGTACTTCATAACACTGGTAAAACGGCCAGTGCCGGTATTGTTGCCTTATGGCATCTCTTGTTTTTTGATGAATCCATCATGATGTTTACTGCTCCGCAGATTGGGCAGTTAAAGAAACAAGTGTGGAAAGAAATCAGTATCAATCTAGCACGATTGAAGCAAGGGCCTTTGGCTTGGCTTGCTGATTATGTTGGGTACCAATCTGAACTTGTATACATCAAAGGCTACAAAGAAAAATGGTATGTCTTTGCGAAGACAGCACCAAAACATCAACCTACAAACTTAGCAGGTAACCACGGCGATAACTACATGGTCTGGGTCGATGAGGCCAGTGGTGTAGATGATGCCGTACTTGATGTAGCATTTGGTGCCTTAACGCACGAAGACAACCGTGCAGTAATGACCTCTCAGCCTACCCGTAACGCGGGGATGTTCTATGAAACTCATCATAAGTTAAGTCATCGAGCAGGTGGGGTATGGATTGCTCTCACATTTAATGGTGAAGAGTCACCACTAGTTAGTAAGCAGTCCTTAGAAGAACAACGGCAAAAATACGGAAGCAGAGAAGATGCCCAGTATAAGATTCGTGTTCTAGGTGAATTCCCAGACTTATCAGACGAGTTCTTAATTACCAAGCGTCAAACTGAAGAAATGTATGTTGGCGCCAGTATTTTTGATGACCATCAATTCGGCTATGTCATTACGGTTGACGTTGGTGGTGGTGTCGGCCGTGACGATTCAGTAATTGTTGTTTCTAAAGTTTGGGGTGAATCGCAATGGGGAGAGCGCGCACGCCGTGTAGAAGTTGTAGATATTCCATTATGCAAAAACAGAGATGATATCTTAGAACTATTTGCAAAGATTAATGAGCTACTTTTACAGTACCCAAATGCTAACTTAGTTGTAGATGATAACGGGGCGGGTAAAGGTTTAGGCCAATACCTTAAAAAGCAAGGTATTTTCTACGTTCCTGTTTATTGGGGCTCACAATGTTTTAGTAATGACAATAGAAAAGAGTTTACAAATAAAAGGTCATTAGCTTATGTTGGCTTAGCTCGAGCAATCGCAAGTGGCCGTTTTAAAATAAAAACGAAGAAACACAATGTGAAAATTAAAGATCAGTTAATCCACGTTCCATACCGTTTTGATGACTTTGCTCGTTATAAAATCTTAAGCAAAGACGAAATGAAACGGATGGGAATTAAATCACCGGATATTGGTGATGCTTTTGCCTTCTTATTCTTAGAAAACGTTCATTACACTGAAGCTTACGAAACTGTAAATGTCACTGACGATACACCAGAAGGCCGTGAACAAGCTGAACGTAAGTCAAGATTCAGTGCTTTAAGAGAAGCTGCCGAAAAAGAAAATGATTAGTTTTGTGGAACTGCCCCCCACCGAACCTTTTTGCCGTAACTACCATAGATCAATAAATCATATGGGTGGGTTATGGCTATTAATTTCTTTTTAACTGACGCAGGTCGGAATGCATTAAATAAAGCAGGCGATGTTGCTAGCTTTGGTGGGGAGCTTACTCATCTTGCTGTTGGTACCGGCAAATTTGATGCATCAGTTGAAGCGAAAAACCTAACTTCTCTTAAAAATGAATTAGCCAGATTTTCGCTTAATGGTGGTGGTGTAGACACAGAAACTGGAACTTTGCGTTTTGTGATGAGTATTGAGCCAACTTTAACAATGGAAGTGTTTGAGTTAGGTATATATCTATCAGATGGCACTTTACTTGCAGTGGCGTCAACTACAGAAGTTCAATCAATCATGTCACTGCATGCAAACGTGGTTGCTATCGTTACTTTTGGATTTGTTTTAACTGACGTTAATTTAAAAAATGTAACTATAAAAATTGATCCAAATACTCCAATTGCAGTGATGTTGATGAACCAGCATAGTGCAGATGAAGATCCACACCCACAATACGGCGCGTTAATTCGTAAGCTCATGACTGAACATAATCAGCATGAGGATCCGCACCCCCAATATGCATTTGAAAAAGATGTAAAAGCCAAAGACGATGATTTACAACAACAGATTGATGATCTAGATCTTAGTTCCAAAAATTTGTTACAGCAGTTAATCGATTTCAAGAAAAACTTAGATGCTCAATATCCAAAATTAATTGGAGCAGGTGTAAATATTGGTAGCTCAGCCACAGTTGAACTAGGTGGCAAAGTTACTGATTTACGTGATTCAAAGTATGCAATCTATTTAACACCAGAAAGCCCACATGAAGCATGGAAGCTTACCCGTGCTGAAAAGGGTTTTTCATATGAAGTTTGGGACCGCTCAGGTCAAAACCGGATAGGGTATTCAGGTACTGTGAATTGGTCCGTTGTTCAGGTAGCTGCAGAAACACTAAACGATGGAAACGGCGATTACACAGTCCCAGGTGTTTATATCATTCCAATTCAACCGAAAGAACAAAAAGAATTCATTTTGGTTGGTGCTGGTGGTGCTGGTGGTGGCAGTGTCTGGGAGTTAGGAGCATTGGCACATGGGACCAGTGGAACAGATACACGCTTACGTTTAAATGAACTTGATTTGGCGGTTGTTGGCGGCGGTAAAGGCGGTACCAGTGGTCAGTGGTCGAATGGTAGTGCTTTCTCAAATGGTGCTGGTGGTTTAGCAGGTGTAATCACTGTGACATCAAACATAACCGAAATTTCACGCAAGCTTGGTAACGCTGGTACAGCTGCAAACCAAACAAACCACAAAGGCGGCGCATCAGTAAGTCCAGTATCAAACTGGGGTGCTGGTGGTGATGGTGCTAATGGTGTAGGTGATGATGGCTGGGCACTTGGTGGTGGTGGTGCAAGTGGTGGTTTACTCATTTGCCGATATGTGAATTCAACCGAAAAAACTCAGTATATGACTTTAGTTGTTGGTGAACCTGGTGTTGCAACCGAAAGTAATGGTAACACTGGTAAAGCAGGTACTGGTGGCTTTGCTCGTGTAAGTACTGTTAAAGCTTAAATAGGTAAAACAGTATGAGAAATGATTATCGAAATGCTATTAGAGACTTAATTCACCGGAATCTTCAACAAAATAATATTCAGAATCTGATTGTTTGGGAAATCAAAGACGATGAATCTCAAGATCCATCACTGTTGAGTTTGAAAATATATGGTTCAAGAAACCATATTGATGCAGTACTTGTGGCGTGTGGTGTGAACGGCGTTTGGGAAAAGTTACCTCTTAATAAGGTGGCTTTTCCAAGGCTTGTTGATCTTTTAAGACTTCAAAAAGAATACTTGCAGGATAATTAAAATGTCAGCATTCAAGCCAGATGATTTACGCCGTGCCCAGCTGCAATTAAACCAGTCTTTGCAAAATGGTGGAGTTCGTAGAGATCAACAGAGCCGCCAGCGTGCAGATAGAGAACAGCGGGCATTTGCAGAAAAAGAAATTGAATATGATGATTGGGGACGAAAGATCCCTAAACCTATGTTCTTGCGACCACAAGATATTGCCCAAGGGGAAAAATATGATGTCGAAAGGGTACTTTTTACAACATTAGGTCAGCGAAATGGAGAAGTACCACGGCGTATTACCCGTGATGATATCTTGGCATTTCAGGAAAACATTCAACTATTAAAAGATCAGTATAGTAAGGGTATTACCCCTCAAAACATCATTAATTTAAGCCGACAAGACGATATTGACCGGGCAAATGAGCAAATCTATTTGGCGGTTCCAGTAAGCAGAAAAGCTGGATTAGTGCACTTACTTACGAATGCCGGTCCAAATAGTAAAGTCTTAAATCATCACGTTGAGATTGAGTTTTCAAACTTTAAATCTGTCGTATTTGATATCGACAAGCAGGCATTAACCACTGTTAAAAACCGCTTAGCTAAAGGCAAAATCAAATTTCAGTGTGACTGCGAACGTCATACGTTCTGGTACCGCTATATGGCAACTATTGGCGGCTACAATTTGGGACGTGATGAGGGCGGCTTTCCGAAAATACGTAACCCGCATTTATCCGGTGTGGCTTGTAAGCATGTATTGCGGGTTGTTAAGTGGATTAGTTCACCAGCAGGGATTGCCTACCTTAAAAAGGAAGTAGAGAAAGACCGTAAGAAACAAGTAGGTGCACGGTATAAGCAAACAGATAAGCAAATACAGAATTCAATTAACGAGCAAGTAATGGATTTGATGAATGGTTCTGTTAAGCCAATCAAAGCCAATATCCAAAAAGCAGAAAAAGAAATGATGCGTAGAGCTGATAAAGTTGCCAAAAAGCTCTTAGAACGCGAATTAAAAACCCTCAAACGTTTTGAAGTGGAAACTGTTAGAGCAAGTCAAATTGAAAGAATTCAAGCCTTACATAAATCAGGCGCAATCGACAATGACATGTTAAATGTCTTTATGAAGGGTTTAAGTCGAAATGCTAAATAGATCAGTAAATCAAGTTGCAAATGGACGCCGTTTAGCAGCTAGACGTGTTGTGATGAATGCTCTAGCAAGTATTCCCGCGCAAATTTGGCGAAAAGAAGTAGTTTTCAATAATCCGGCTGAAGATTCAAAACCTTTAGATCCTCTTTCTTTTGAAGCGAACACTTTATCGATTCAAGACGAACCCAACTACAAGTATGAATATAAGGGCGCTGCTTATGTTCATTTCGATAAATTTAATGGTGGTTATATTCAAAAGAACTTCTCAATGAATAACCCATCTGACTTGGTGCTAACCGCTCAAGTAGAGACATTCAATGAAGAATTGGATGATGTTTTGGAAAGGATAATCAACATCCCTGACTTGATTCTTAAAGAAGGTGATCTTTTAGGTTTAATGATTTATGAAAACCTAATGTTGTGGTTTGAGATTGTAAATATTACTGGTTTTAGCCTCATGGCAGATTTTGGCAGTAAGTATGTTTTAAACCGTAGAGATGATTTGTTTATTTCACCTATAGGTGATGGAGAAACTAAATGAGCTATTTAATTTTCAATGAAAAAGGTAAAAAGACAGGCGACATTGAAATGGCTGAACAATGTACTTCTGCAATATTCAATTACCAGGTAATCGGGAACGGGGCAGAAGTAGAGTTTTTCGGAAGCAATATTCCATATGCAGATCCGCAAAACGATTCTCACTGGGTGTCTATTCTTACATTAACAGCTGCTGCGCCCGATACTGAACCGTTTAGACAGCATTGCTGGGATAAGCTCCGTTATAAAGTGAAAGCAGGTGATAATGTGGAGATTTATGTTTCAAGTGGTGTAAGCGGATAGCTATATAAATAAAGGGCTGAGATGGTCCTTTAGCTACATTTTCTTTGTCCTCAATTTTGGGGACTTTTTTATGTTTGGAACCGACCAGTTTTAGTAAAAATACGCCATGTCAGACTTTCTGCATCTTACATAGAAAGCCAAAGGCTGGTTTAAAATGACTGTGTTAACAGAAGAAATTCGTAAAAAGTATGATGCTCAACAACTAGCTACTGTTCAGTGCCGAAATTACTATTTCAAAAGTCCTGAAGAGCTTGAAAATGGGTTTGACAGTGCTCAAACAGCGGCAGATGAGTACCCAGAAGTATTAAAAGCAATTTTTGATTCAATTGGTATCGAATATGCGCCAGAAGTTGATAAAGCTGTGATGTTTGGGGTATCACAATATCAATCACGTCATGGAGGTGAATTACCACATCCTTCAATCATTGCAGCTGCATTAACTGCTGGTTTAAGTGGTGCGAAACAAGCAGCTGCTTTGCCTGCCGAGACCCTTAGCTATTACGATAGTATTAATGAATCTGGTTTTGATGATGTAAATCACCAGCATCATGAATCTGTAAGCATCGTTCCAGCAATTACAGTTGCTACTATCGCCAACGTTATCGCTTATGCAACACCTATCGTTGCTATGATTCCCAACTCAAATGGCTCAAATGAAGTACCGATTGTATCTATTCGCTTTATCACCAACCGTGATTTTGGTGCAATGAAGAAATCAGAATACTTAGATGGTGCAAATGCTTCTAAGCCTTATGTTGAAGGACGATTCCGTTTTGCATTGTCTAATGGTGGCGCAGGTGCAACTTATACTGTGACTGCACGAACTGGTTATGAAGACTTCAAGGCTAAAACACCTGACGCCAAAGCGAGTTTATTGCCATTTATTGCGGGTAATGTATCTATTAAGATCAATGGTAAAGAAGTTGCGCATACTCGAAATCGCAGTAAATCAAAATTTTCAGGCAAGATTTCTGCTATTGCTGAGAAAGACGTAGTAGTAAACGGCGTTGAATATCGTGTAGTTGGTAGCGAAATTGACATTTCAGCTAGCAAAATTAGCGTGACATTAAATGAAGCATTACCAGCTGGTGCGAAAATTGAAGTTCATCTTGTGGCGGATTTTGATGCGCGTGATGGTAATGATAACTATCTATTAACCCCAGTTGGTGTTGATTTCGAACCTGAATATGAAACATTGATTGCGTCACCTATCATGGCACGGGTAACAGCTTCAACACTATTACAATCTCAGTTAACTAACGAACTTAAGCTTGGTTTTCTGGGTCAGGCTTTAGCAATTGTTCAAGGTAAAATCTTCTTAGAACAAACTGTACGTTTATTAGGTGAAGCAAAAGATTTAGCTGAATACTCCGCTCGTGAAGTTACTTTTGATGCTTCTCGTGGTGTGACTGGAAAATTAGCAGCTGCATTTAATACTTCAGGTGACTTGTTTGCGGAAGTAAATAAATTTATTGCAGCTGCCAAATTGGATATTAACCAACGTACTGGTGGCTCTACCGTAGCATTTGACTTATATGTTGGCGATACTGGGTCAGTATTCTTTAATCAACTGTCAAGCGACAAGATGCCAGTTAAAACCGGATACACTGCTGGTTATGGTCAAATTGTCCGTATTGGTACTCTTGCAGATGGTACAAACGTTTACCACGCACCGACAGCACAAGAGCTTGTAGCTGAAGCAGATACAGCGTTTGATATGCTTTTAGTTGGTCGTGGTAATGAGCCAATTCGTGCGCCGTTCGTTGGCTTTATTCAAACGCCTCTTTCAGTTATTGAAACTCGACCAGATGCGCGTGAATCAGTACTTACTTTAATCGGTGCTCAAGCAGCCGAAATGAACCCGTTAGAACGTTATGCTGATCAAAGCTATGTCATCCACTGTATCAATATGCCATCTCTCAAAAATTCGTAAGTAAAACAGATAAGGGCGCATTTCGATGCGCCTTTTTACCCTATTTATTGAAAGGAAAATCTCATGGCTGCTGCAACACAAAACACTGACGAAACTTTAGCTTCAACTGACGAACAAGCGACTACTAAACAAAAAAACACACGTAATAAAACCAATAAAACTACAGAAACACAGAATACCCAAGCTGGTGATGAAAAAGCTTCAGACCAAGGTGATTTGTTAAATAGCCAAGGTCCTGAAGACGGCGCATCTCAAGATGAAGGTAATAAACCTACTGATTTGAAAAATGGCGATTCAGATAATGAAGAGTCCAATACTCAAGAAAATGGAAATCCAACTGAAACATCGAATGATTCTGTCAAACCTTCAAATGATCTAGATTCAAATGGTGGTAAGTCTGGTGATGATGTGGGGACGGAATCGGATCATGTCCTTAAAGAAACTGATACTTCTAAAGTTAATACTCCCATTACGGATTTGTTAACAGTATCAGGTGGGAGTAGCGTGGATCCGCTAGTTATTAAAGTTACTAATAACGGATTTTCAACAGTTTTAGAACCGTTATCACGTGTTGCTATTGAGGCAGGTAAAACAGCAAGTATTACGTGTCATAACCAAACATTTAAACATCAAGTACTGGAAAACTTACGTCAGTTGAAGGGGCTTGGTAAGAATCTAACTGTTGAGTAACAAGATGACTATTTTCATTATTGATGGCACGAACCCAATTATGGATGCTGTTGGTGATCATCCTACTGAACGAAGTATTACACTTCAAAATAACGGTTTAAGTGACATTACCGAACCATTTACGCAAGTTTTGGTACAAGCTGGTCAAAAGGTCACATTCACTTTGATCGGTGACGAAGCTCATAAACAATTGCTAGATAACCTAGATCAAATTAATGGCTTGAAAGGTAATGTACTTCAAATTGTACCTACTGAGGCAGAAGAGCCTACAGAACCTGCTAGCGGATTATAAAATTTAGGAAATGAAAAACCACTTTCGAGTGGTTTTTTTTACATTGGAACTAGCCAGAAAATCAAAAAAGCCAACGGCTCAAAATACTTAAAACAAATAGCCTTGGGCGTGTAATGTAATGAATATACTTGCTCTATCAAGTACAGGTGAGCTATCCCTTGTAGCAGGGGCCAGCCCATCACTAAAACTGGAATTTGATACTCACAGTTATCTTGCAAATACAGAAATCAATGTGGCCTTTTTTGCGAAAGTAACTAGCCCACGCGGTCCTGCAGATATTTCTATGCGTTTGGAAATCCGTGATGCGGTAACAGGTGATCAAATTGTTACTGTTCAGGGATTAGTAGATGGAGACATTGAAAATTCTGCTTCTATTGTCGCTGTAGCTGATGCGAAAGAATATTTTGAGCGTTTTGATTTATCGTTAGGTATTGATGCGTTACAAGCAATACTCAAATCAAATGCTTATAACGAATCAAATAGCTTAGGTCGTGCTTCAAAAACATTGGCATTGGAAGATGAATCGTTACCATCATTTAATCCAGATGAACTATATAAGATTCTGACGAGTCAATTAAGTACACCAGCATATCTGACTTTACCAAATCCTCATGATTTACCAATTTATGTTGCGGCACAACGTGCAGCTACAAAGTTACGTATTCCTTTGGATGCTGAAATCAACCCAACTTTTACAGCTGAGCAAGCAGCTCAATTTGCGACAAGTGTAGATGCACAATCACAGTTTGTTCAATTCATTTGGAGTCCGAACCTATGCCGTCCATCTGGTGCTGTCACACTAAGAGGGCGTAAGGTCCCAGCTTATTATTTGGGCCATTACATCGGCGATAAATTATTACGTAACGCAAAGTTAAATAAACAAGGCTTTGCGCCGTTAAAAAATGCAGTAGCTTGGAAAGATTATCCATTTACAGCAAAAAACTTAAGCCAGATGCCGAATATTGATCTTGAAGATGAACAGACTCAAGAAATGTTGGCAAAGGCTAAAGTAAATGTAGTTCGCCCAGTTAAGTTTGAAACTACATTATTCGTTTTAAGTGATGTATTAACCCAGTATCAAAGTAAAAATAGTGCATTGCGTTTAGTTCCTGCAGCTGAGATTGCGGCACGAGTTACGAATAAATGTATCGAAATCCTTAGAACTTACATGTTCCAAGCTACACCGGACTATATCAAAAAAGCTGGTGATGAAATTCAAGAGTTTTTAGAGGGTGCTTCTAGTGAAACAACCGGTTGGTTACAACCGGCTGAAGATCTAGGTGGTAAACCTTTTGAGTTCAGTTTAATACCTGACAAAGACTATCCATATGAGCGTGTACGACTCTATTTAGCCCATGGAGTTGTTGGTACAACTCGTGCCGCAATTTTTGATGACGACGTTTTAGTTAAATAATTTTAAGGATCTATCAAGATGAATCCATTTGGCCCAACTACAGAAAAACCTTTAGCTTTACGTGCTTTTGATTCAGCAGCGGAGAATATTTCTACCGTTGTAAGTAAGGTTTCAAGTACTGATCGAGAACAGCAATCTGTGATTGAACAAGTACGACAAATTGCTCTGAACATTCTATCTGATACGGTAGATACAATCAGTGAAGGTAAGCTTGAAGAAGGTGAACTGGGCGTTGATCATTTAGACGCATTAATTGTCGATGCATTAGATGGTGCAGATGATGAAGACGGTATCTATGAAAACGCTTTGATGGCGTCTCTTTCCGATGCTTTCTTAACATTTGGCGTTGACGCTACTGATATTGAAGAGATCTTTAGTGATGATACAGAAGTTGCTGATGCGGCGTTAGAAGCAGCAGCCAATACAGTTCTTGCTAATATGCCAGACGAAGGCCCTGAACTTGAAGAACTGGTTCGTGAGTTTATTTTCGGTGAAGCAGATGAAACTGAAGAAGGTTTCGATTCAATGGCTAAAAAAATTAAAGCTCGAAATGGAGCATTTAGCCAACGGAAAGTAAATGGGCGAAAAATTCACTACCGTGGTGTGCTGGCTATTCGTCAAGGTGTCAAAACCGTTGTGAATAAACGATTACCTGGTCAAAAGGTCCGTTTAACTGCAGCACAAAAAGCTGGTATGAAAAAAGCTCGACTTCATGCTTTTACTGCAAATGCAATCAACAAGCGTTTACGTTCATTCAAAAAAGGTAAACGCTTAGGTATTTACTAATTACTCATAGGTAAGGTCATTTTTGGCTTTACCTATAATCCATTTAATTAAGGAAATACTCATGAATACAACTCAAATCATAGGTGAAGCGCCTGGTATTCAATATCAGAAAAAAACTGATAAAACAGAAATAAAGACCAATCAATCATTAACTGACACAATTATTATTGGTCGTTTTATGCGTGGGCGTTTTGATGCACCGATGACAATACATAAGGGTAATATCCGTGGTGAACTTGGTTATGAACCAAATAATCCTGATTATCGTTGTGTCCAAGATGCGCTAGATCGGGGTGTACCTTCATTACAGGTTCTGCGAGTACCACCAAATATTGGATAAGTTCTAAAAAGAAAGCCAGCTGTATAGCTGGCTTTAATATAAGGGGAGTTCCAGTAGGAACGTCTTAATTTAATGATATGCCCTTTCAGTTCACAGGTTCAAAAGGAAAGCGTTTTAATACTTTGCCAAGCTCAAGTACTTCATCCTTATGAAGAAACTCCCATAGCCCATTAAACTTTTCGCGTAGTTGCACGACATTAATGGGCGTGTGGTGTAGAGAATATTGCTGTACTGAAAGAGCGCCGTTTTCCTGAATCGAAATCCAGAAGTTTTTCGGACCTTTGGGAGATTGATACTTTAGCTTCTCACCTACATGCTGTGCTATTTCATAAGCTAGCGGATTTTCTAATGCTGGATACCGTGCAGCGAGATTATCTACAAATTTTTCTAAACGTTTAAGTGTATCTGTTTCGGTTGGGCCTAGCTCATGAAGTGGTATTGTCTCAAGATACTGCTTCGCATCATCAAAATGGATTGAAAGCAATTGGCTATATTTAGCAATTCCAAAGTGGCGATTATGACGTATCCACATAGAGGCTCTTAAACTTCGATCTTTTCCTGCACGACGATCGACGATTGCATGTAAAGCATGCTGTTGTTCAGGTGAGATAGCTTTTCTATGATTGATTACTTGGCCTTTTGTCCAGTAATTCCATAAGACATCATCACATTCGTTTTGGTACATGATGACAGTGTCACGAAGTTCAGGTTTTACTTTGTTAGGACTGATGGTGGTGAGCCAAGCAAGAAGTTTTCTTAGTGGTAGACAAACCATTTCCTGTAAGTCGCCAAGAGTAGGTATAACGATTTTCGTTATACCCCATCGTTGAGGATTGGCATTCAGTTTTGCTAATTGAGACTGCCAAGCTAACCCCATACCCTCAACAATAGGCTTCATGGGTGTATATGGCTGACCATCATGTTCCACCAAGTACAACTCAGCATTGTGGAAAGGTACGGTGATTTGAGTTAAAGTAGTCATGTCTAATTTCCTCTTAGAGATTGGATATAACCCCTTGTTTACTTTGATCGGTACAAGGGGTTCTTTTTATCAAGACCATATCCTGTCCTGATGAGTTAAATATAACAACTATTAAATATAATAGCAATTACGAGTATTAATAAAATTATATTTAATAGCAATTGTTCTTGTGATACACTGAACTAAATATTTTTTGGTATATCGTGATGGTTGAAAAAAACAATGTCGCAACTTTGCGAGAGCAAGCTGGTATGACAGTTTATCAATTAGCTAAACAATGCGGATTTATATCAAATAATCATGTGCTTAATAGGTATATAAAAGATGCAGAAGCAGGAAAACACATCAGTGTTTATCGTGCCTTACTCATTTACACCGAACTAAAAAAAGCTGGTGTATGCGAGAAGTTTGAAGATGTCTTTTGGCTTGAATGTGATGATAAAGATATCGAAAACTAAAATATTTTTCTTGTGGAGTTGGAACTAACTAACTTCTAAGCTTTCCTCATTGTAAATAATGGCTTTATTCAATGAATAGGGTCATTATTATGTCCAAAGCTTTAGCTTATGCACCGGCAGTAAATACAGCTAGAACAAAGTTGCCCAGTACTGAATCAGATCCTTTCTATTTTAGGCACATTACAAGAAAATCAGTTATTATGAAAATCATAACAACTTGATTAACTATTTGTTTTAACTTAACAAACTGAGAAGCCCAATCTAAGCCAATGCCATCAACGATATGCTTCATGGGTGTGTATCGGGGTGTACCTTCAGTACAGGTTCTGCGAGTACCACCAAATATTGGATAAAAAGCTGATTTAAAAAGCTACCTTTTAGGGTGGCTTTTTTATTAAGACCTATTAAGTGGTTGTTAAACAGGTCTTGAAACAGATCTTCAAATTGTTTATATTGAGTTAACCCTGTAGCAAACTTAACTTTCTGAGGACGGTTCTAATCAATTGGCTACAAATTGATGTAGGACACATCAAATGAGAAACGTCATGAACCACATAATCCATAGTCGATTTGTGGCTAGTGTTTCTGAATTAAAAAAGAATCCTACAGCAGTTGTACAAAATGCTTTTGGCGAAGCAGTAGCTATTCTGAATAGAAATAATCCAGAATTCTACTGTGTTCCGGCAGCAATGTATGAACGCATGATGGATCTAATTGAAGATCAGGAACTAATTAAACTAGCCGAGCAAGTTGATACTGACGAAACTGTGAAGGTATCTATTAATGAGTTACGAGCTAGAGTTCTCAAAAACAGCTCTTAAAAAGTTTGACAAACTTAACCCACAAATCGCTGAGCAGTTTATTCGTAAGCTGGAAGCAATCCTAGATAACCCTAAGATACCGAAGAATAAGCTGAGAGGATCAGTTGATCTATATAAGATTAAACTGAAATCAGCAGGATACCGCCTTTTATATCAAGTCAAGGATGATGTAGTCGTAGTTCTTGTTCTTGATGTAGATAGGCGAGATGTTATCTATAAACAGATGTGATATAGCCCGCTTTTGCGGGTTTTTTATTAATATAAAGTCAGTTTTCTAAAATGGAACTGATTAAAAACCAATAGCAAAAACATCCTTAATCTTGTTGCATAAATCTGCATTTTGAGCATCAAAATTATGCAACAATCTAATCCGATTTTACTAAATCAGCTTAAACAAGATTACATTGCTCTACAGCAACTTGGTTCACCATTATTAGCGTGTCAGGGGATGTTTGTTCCTCGTGGCATGGAAGACCTTCGCTTCTTATTTAAAAGTTGCCCACGGCCAATTGTGAGTAATGAAGATCCAGCAGAAGTTCAATATGCGGGTGGATTTACTGGAATTGTTGCTGGTCCCCCGAAAACCCATTACACAGGCAACCTTCAAATCCTAGTAACTGAAGCAGGGCATGATCAACTATTAGCTGAATATGTCGTAGCTAGTGGTGGAATCATCCATGGTGATTATTACGATGGCCGTTTAGGTAGTTTTACCCGTTCTTATGCACTTGAAAACTGTGCTATACGCTTTGAGTCAGCTGAGTATGATTCAGATAGCCGATCTCAAGTTATGACAGTTTCTTGCCCAATCGACTATAACTACTTTGGTAGCTTCGCAAACATTGGTACCAACGGCAGTATTCAGCCGGGTAAAAAAGAAATTGATGGTACAGCTGAACTTGTGAATCGCGTTCAGCAGGTAATCAATACTGCTCAACAAGCTGTACGCAACTCAACGATTAATGCGACATCACGTACATTAGGCAATCTTTTCGGGTAATGGCTATGAAGTTATTACCTGAATCTGAAGGGTATGCTGTAGTTGCTGGTTCTATCCAGCAACTTTCAGAAGAACTCTATAAAGAATATCAATTATCGGGCTATTCAATTTTGCTTGATGATATCGTGAAAGCATTTTTAGATGAGGCAAAATATTATGCCGGATGGGCTGTTTTAGATTGTCAAACTAAAGCTACCACGAGTATTGAACTGAATGAAACTATCGAACTTAGCGGTGATGAGTACGTAATCATCCAACCTTTAGTAAAAGCTCACTGTGATCTTTTGCAAGCTAGATTGGTTGAAGCTACTCGTGGGCTCGGAGTCGAAAGTTATGGGCTATCTGTATCAGAAGCTCAACAGAACTATAATGAAAAGAAAGACGCTTTGCCTAAACTTGCGTTTTGTATGGCCCCAATGAGTTTTAATTTTAACTTGGGGAACCGTTAATGCAAATCACCATTGTATCTGCGGGTAAAATTATTCCAGCGTCTGAGCTGATTAGTGCAACTTTAAGAACTGATCTCGTACCTATTCCCGCATCTATTGAGTTCACAGTTCAATCTACTACTGAATTAGACTCCCTTTTAAAAGAAGGGGAGCTACTTACTGTAAATGACATATCTCATCCTTTCGAACTTATCAAAGTTACCCCTCTAAAAACTCAGACTATTAAACAAGATCGGCGAGTAGGTGGCATCTCATGTATTGGTATTTTGGCTGGTTGTAAAAGACTTATCGAATATTCAAAGCAAGCAATTATTAGTAATGAAACTTCTTTTAATTCAGTAATTCGAGCTTGTGGTGCAACGATCAGTCTGGGCAGTGATTTACCTTTGCCTAAATTTGTTTGTTTAAAGGGTAGTATGCCTACACAGCGCTTGGCTCATTATCTGCAACAAGAAGCAGCTGTAATTTGCTTTCAAAATAATAAAGTGTCTGCTCAAAAAATTGATTCTTTCTTCAAAAAGGAACCTATCACAAAACTAGATCCTAGCAGTGTCGTTTGGATATCAAGTAAACCTTTGGAACTGATGCAAAAATCATCTTTTGTCACAGTTGAGAATAACGGTTCAACGGTTGTTGGTGATGACTCAATAACCCCAGGCCACACTGTGACGCAAAGAGCTGGTTTAGATGCCCGACAAGTCAAAAACTTGGAAAAAGTTTTGATTATGCGTGGGACCATTATTAGACCACTAAATTTGAACTGGAATGCAGGCGATATATTTGAAATAGATAGTAAGAAGTATGTCGTTTTAACTGCTGCACATCATATAGATACAGGCGCAATCGGGGGATCAATGGGGACTTCATCAAAGTTCTGGATTGCTAATTTGTAGGTCAAATATATGAATGGTTTAAAACGTGCAAAGATTTTAAGTTACAACGCAAAAGGTCGTACTGCACAAGTACACATTCATGGTTTAACTGATGGCGCGAGTGAAGGAATTACAGCAACTTTTGCTTATCCAGTCGGCGATAGTGATTTAGATACAGAAATTCAAATTGTGGATGGGGAAGACGTCTATGTCTTCTTTGAAAATGGTAATGAAGAACGTCCAGTAATCCATAGTTATGTCAGTCACGGAGACGGCGCGATTGTAGGTGTGCGCCGTATTCGACAAGACAATATTGAATTTATCTCTAAAGAAAATTTAAAAGTAGATTCTGGCACAACCGTTTCGATCAAAACGCCGTTAATGAATGTACAAGCTAATACTCAACAAACTGGTAATAGCACATTAACGGGAAATAGCACTGTAGTGGGTAATACTTCAGTTGCGGGCAATAGTGCTGTAGCGGGTAGTATGGCAGTTGGCACAACGCTTACGGTTGCAGGTGTGCCTATTGACCCTAAAGCTATTGAGGGTGCATTTAAAGATGCTCTTAATAAATTAGAAAGTTTAAAGGAAGAGTTAAAAGAACAAGGCGAAAAAATTGATGAAACTAAAGATCAAGTAAGCCAAGAGATTGATGAAAAAATAAAGGAAGTAGAAGAATTAATAGAAAATATTAAAGATTCTGATGCTTTTAAATTGCTTGAAGAAGGAATGAAACATTTTGATGAGGAAGTTCAAAAGATTCATGAACAAGTTAAAGAAGTTAATCAGATCGCTCAAAATAAAGTCGATGAAGTTCGTGCTTATATAGATCAAGAAATAAATAATACTAAATTAATTGTAGATCAACATAATAATGAGGCTAATCTACGATTGGATGAAGCCAATCAACGTATCGATCAGTCTATTCAAGCTAATGAAGCATTGGTTGCTGATGCTCAACAACGTGCAATTCGTGCTGAGAAAGAACTCGATGATAAAATCGGTTTTATTAAAAGTGAAACAGATTCAATCATTGCTGATGTAAGAAGTGATTCAAATGAAATTCGGTTAGTCGCAGAAAACGCAAAAAAAATTGCGGATCAAGAAGTTCTGGACCGTAAAAAACAAGCAGCTGACACACTAAATGTTATTGATCAAACTAAGGCCGCCTTAAAACAAGACATTGATCAAAACTTAGTTAAAGCTGGTCAAATGATTGATGACGCTAAATTAGCATTAGGTGAAGAAACTAATACACTCATTAATCAAAAAATTGAACCGGTTGTAACCCAAACTGAAGCTGCAGTTAAAAAAGTTGATCAAGTTGCAGCCCAGTATGTTGACCTTGATAAGAAAGTCGATTCGGGTTTTCTAGCTGAAGCTGAAGCACGTGCAAATGATAAAGAGGCATTAACAAAAAGTTTTGAGCTTAAGTTTGCTGAAATGCAAACTGAATTGGGTAAATCAAATGCCCTAATTTCAGAAGAAATAAAAACCCTTGCTGCTCAAGATAGAGCTTTTACTGAACAAATTAGTACTGCCCAGTCTCAAATTGGTGATAACAAAGCGGCAATTAATAATGTTGAACGTACAGTAGTTGATCTTGGTAAATCTGTTGCTGAAAAGACTGATCAAATTCAAGCAAGTTTAGATACCACTAATGCAAGCTTGTTAAATGCTACTGAGTTAGCGCGAATGCAATCACTTGGTAAGCCTTTACGTGACGATCCTACATTTCTATCTGGGAATGGGGGGTTAAGCGCATATGTTGTACCTTCAGGTTCAACGTTTACTAGACAAGCTAAATCTACTGATAACCCAGTAAATAGTACCCATGAGATGCTATTAAGATCCACTGTTTCTCTAGGTGGTGGCTGGTATCCGACTGTTCCAACTCTTGTTGCTGCTCCTAATAAAACGTTTTTAATAAAACAAATTATTAAAATGCCTATGGGCACTTATTTATTACCAGTTGGCAATGCTACAGGTACAGGTGGTTATTTACGTGTACTTGGGAATAAGGAAGGAACAGGTAAGTTTGAGGTTTATTACTCTGTTGTTCAGTGTGGCTATGATGCGCCTGCAGCTATCCATGGGCATTTCCGTGTTATTGCTGGCACTAATCCACCTTTACCAAGCACAGCAAACCCAGTGGATGTAATCCTTGCCGATTATGAAGTCTGGGACATTACTGCACTTAATGACACCATTCCAAAAGCATGGCGTGATCAAATTACTGGAAATGCTTCATATATCGAAAAGGTTGAATCATCTGTAAAACTTGTTGATGAAAAGCTTGTTTCAGAAGCAAAAAAACTTGAAGAACTAAAAACCGACTATAATTCGAATAAAACTAAAACAACGTCAGATTTAGCAACAATTGCTCAATCAGTTTCTGATGGTGATAAAGCCTTATCTTTACGCATCGACCAAACGAAAGCAGCTCTAGAAGAGGCTGATCGGAAATCTAATGCAAATATTCTAGAAGTTACTGAGTCGCTCGCCGAATTTGAACAGTCTACTACTTCAAAATTTAGTGAACTTGATACAAGTATCTCTAAAGAAAACTTAAAGGTACAAGGTCAAATTACTGATGTTCAAAAAAGTGTTTCGACCTTAGAAAGTAATACAAATACAAGAATAAATGGCCTTTCATCATCACTTAAAACTACTGATGATATTGCTAAACTTGCTTTCGATAATGCAGCAGAAGCGCAGCAAACAGGTACAACGGCGGTAAAAGCTACAGAAGCACTTTCTCAAAATTTATTAAGCCTAAAGTCTCAAACTCAAGTAACGTCAGGGGTTCGTGCAGTCGTAACGTCAAAAGGTATTGACGACTGGACACAGTGGCGTACCACAGGTGAAGCGAAAGTAATTCAAGATGCTGATGCATTAGGTGGTTATATTCTTGAGCTTGGGAATAATGCCGGTAATGATGAAGCATGGGTTCACTGGAACGAGTTCCAAAAAATTGATCCAAATAAGTTGTATCGAGTGCGTGCACGCTTCCGCCGTGTGCTTGGGGAAACTGGATCTATTTATCTTGGTGTTGCATGTAAAAATGCAGACCAAAGTAAATATGTAACTACTACAAACTCCCTTGCAGGAGATATGGGTTCGTCTAACTACTTATTGTCAGCCATTAAACCTAATTTAGGTGAGTGGCAAGAAGTAGTTCTATACATGAAAGGTAAGTCTACTGGGGCAGCAACTGGTTTAGGGACAATTGAAAATCCACGCACATTCCCAGCACAGGCTGAATTTTATGCCCCAATGTTTATTGCTAACTACAACTTTCAGACAGGAATTTGTCAGCTTAATTACATTATTGTTGAAGATAACAACTCTTTAGCTTCTGCTAATGATGCAACAGCAACTGCAAATGATTTATTCAAAACAGCAACTAACAGAACAGAAGCTGAAGCTGAAAGAACCACTAAGCTTGAATCAAGAATGCAGAACGCAGAAACAGGTATTCTGAGCAATGCCCAAGCTTTATCGAAAACAGCTACAAAGAGTGATCTTGAAAGTGCCATGGGGCGTGTGGCGACTGATATTACAGCTGCAGTGAATAACATTAAGATTGGTGGTGTTAACGCCGTAGCCAATTCAGAAGCACCTCGAACATCCACAGCAGCAACAAGCCGTGAATACTTAATGTATGAACGTAGCAAAGAGTTGAAAGCTTTTTATGATGAAAATTTAGATAAGCCGGTTACGATTTCATTTGAAGTGAGTGTACCGGTTGCTGGAACTGTACAAGTATATTCATCTAATGGATCAGCTCACTTCTTCACAACTTCTGTTACAGTCACTAAAGCAAATGAATTTCAAAAATTTGAAGTTACCGTGTTTCCTAAATTACACACTGGCAGCACAACCGAATCGACTATTGAGTTTTACGGTACATATGGCACTGGTCGAATTCCAACAATTCAAAAATTGCAGATCGAAGCAGGTAATAAAGCTACAGCGTGGAGCCCAAGCCCTCGAGATACTCAAAGTTCATTAAATGCAAATGCGGAAGCGATTAAGCTTACTCAAGCTGAAGTGAAGAAGCATGGTGATAGTTTATCTTCTCAAAGTTTAGATATTTCAAAACTTAGAAATGATCTAACTATAACCAATACCGAAGTAAGTAAAAAAGCGTCAACTGAAGCATTACAAACTACAAATTCACAAGTTACTGAACAAGCTGGTCAGATTAAAGCTGTTACTGAACAGGCTAATACTTTATCTGCAAATCTTAACAAGTCCGCACCGGCTGGTACGAACTTGTTGATTAACTCTAACGTAGTTGGAAACTACGATGGCGTTTCATATCCTCATTTACGCTATAAGCTTGGTGAAGACTGGGAAGTAGGAGCAAAGTACACTCTTCTTTGGTGTGCAGAGCATACACGTGGTGCTGGTGACACAAACTCAAATTTAGCTGTATATGCTGGTGGAGGAAGTCAGTTTTTACAGCAGGTTATTAACACTTCAGGTAAGGTAATAAGCAAAATTACTTTTACGAAGACTTCAGCTGGTACCGCCAAAGAAGTTAACTTTTATATGCTTAGCAGACCAACTGCAGACAAGCAAAGTGTTGGTACTGTGTATTGGGCTGTGTTAGTTAAAGGGGATTTCATAACTACAGATAATTGGATTGCAAGTCCTTACGACTTCAATGCAGCATTCGATCAAGTATCAGCAAATTTAAATGAATTTAAACAAACGTATGTTACTGAAAGTACTGCTTTAGCTAAAAAAACTCAAAACTTAGAATCAACAATTAATGATCCTGTAAATGGTTTGGCTGCACAGGCTAAACAAATTTCCGACCGGATGACTAAATCTGATGTTGATAGCGCAATATCAACTGCGACCGAAGCATTGAAAACAAGTATCGGTGGTAAGTCTTTTGACAACATCGTTATCGGGGGTAATGTCGAAAAAAGTAAAACGGGTGGTTATTTACAAGTATCATATCCCTTAGCAAAAAGTTTAAATGCACCTGGTATTACTGTTACCGTCAGAGCAAAAGTTACCTTTGATAATGGAGGGAACAATGCAGCCAATTTGCGTGTATATATTGGCGGAGGTAATGTATTTAATGCAGATGCACCTATTTTTTCAGCTAGTAAAGATATCTACGAATTTACCTTAACTACAATTTCTAGAACAGACGCAACTGTTGTTAATTTTTATTGTTTTCCAAATTCTTCAGCAAATGCTAATGCCACTACTACAGTGCATTGGGTAGAAGTTTATGAAGGTAATAATAAAGCGTTAAATGATAAGGTAAGTACTTCAACTCTAATTAAGGATTACTCTTCTAAAGCAGATACTGCTCAAGCAATAACTTCTGCAACTGAAACCCTTGAAGCTAAATTTCGTCAAAAATTTGGCGATTTGTGGACTAATAGTTCAGCAACACTAGATAGTACTCGCTACACCAAAACAGAAACTAACCAAGCTATTGCTGAAGAGAGCAAAATTATCAAAGCTGCTATTTCTTCAAGTGGTGGTGACAACATAATTAAAAATGGTGATTTCTCAAGCCCTTTAGGCACCTTAAATTGGCGTCAAAATTCTGCTGTGGCAGGTAATCTACTTGAAGTTTATAAAGATTCAAAAGGTGCTACTTGGGGGCACTTTAAATCTACTGATACAACTACATACTTTAAAGGGTTTATTGAAACTCTGACATTGGCAGATGGTTTAGAGATGAATCAGAAGTACACATTGTCATTTAAAGCAATGTCGTTGACAGCTGCACAGACTCAAATTTTATTAATTATACACCGTCGAGATTCATCAGGTCGTAATAACCAAATTGGTACTACATGGAATAACATTTCGACTGATAAAGAAACATTATGTACTTATACCTTTGATACAAATATTATTAATTTACAGCATATTAACTTAATTTTATATTCGCAAGTAGGTTTTGCTCCTGACTTTTTAATTAGAGAAGTGCAACTTGAAAAAGGTGAGTTAGCCACTGGTTTTAGAAAAAATCCTCGTGAACTAATTAAGGATCTTGAAGCTAATGCTTCTGCAATTGAAGGTACTAAAGCTGATGTTCAAAAAAACGGTGAAAAGATTACTTCACTTGCAGAGAATTATGCGACTTTAAAATCTACTGTAGACAATAATAAAACTGCTGTAGATGGTAAGTTTCAGGAAATTAATTCAACTATTAGTGATAATCAACAGAACACTACACAGTCTATTAATAACTTGGAATCAAGTTATAAACAATTAAATCAGGACCTTGGTCAAGTTTTCAATTACCGTGTTTATTCATGTGGCTGGAATGGCTTTTTCACAGGGATTAAAAACTTAAAAGGTGAAATCAAATCAGTAGCTTCAGCACGTGGTTTTTCAGTCCATGTTTTAGCAGCTGATGGTTCTATAGCTTCTTCAACTAGATATGATACTTATGCAGCTGTAGCAAATGCTACGGCAATGAGTAACGCTATTTCTGCGATTCCAAATGACACCTTTGTTATCGTTACAAACTACGACAGTATTGGTGTAAACCTAGCACCAGTTAAGAATGCATTAATTTCATTAGGTGCCAATCCATTCACACTTGATCAAATAACGGGTCGGGATGCATACATTTTAGTTGGTCAGAAGGGGATTGGTTCAGGTCGTGGTATAGAATTGCATGCAACACCAGATACTGGACCAAATGGGGCTAAGCAAATCATGCTTGCAATCCAAGTAGTTAGTGGTATCCCGATTGGTCTGGCAAACAATAGTGGAAACTTACAAAAGGTTTTAGAAAACCACGCACAAATTCTTCAAGAAAAAATTACAAGATCTGATGCGAAAGAAGTATTTGCTGAGGAAATCAAAGTTTTTAAAGCACAACTTGATACTTTACGTTACTCAGAAGAGAACTGGATTTTACTTGGTGATGATACTAAAAATTTAAGTATTTCTACTGGTACAAACCGAACTGTAGCTGTTTGGGAACTGCAATATAAACACAAGGAAATTCCAATTGATAAAGGTGATCCAATAGTTGCGAGAATCAAATACACAGCAACTGCAGGATTAGTTGGCGCTACATGTAGTATTCAATTTCATGGTGCAACTTATAGTGTTGGGTTACCTTCGTTTGTTGTAGCTGCAAGTGGTGAAATAGAACTTACTGGTATTTTCCCAAATGATTTAAAAGCCTCTGCTTATGAAGCTATTCCACTAGGTTTACGGTTTGATAATGCTCCATCTGGTGGAACATTTACTGTAACTAATATGTTTATCAGCCGAGGTAATTCAGCGCCAAATTTTAAAGGCGGATTTAGATCATCTCTAAAACAAAATGCTCAATTTGTTGAAGATACTTTTATCAAGGCTGATGTTAATAAGGGAGTTATAGCTCAGCAAATCCAACAATATGATGCAACTGTACCTGGTGGTTTATCTTCTGTAGTAAAAACAACAAAAGCTACAGCTGACCAAACATCAAAGGATCTAGCTACACTTAGAAATACTGAAATTTCTCAGCTTCAAACAAGTACAAATAATCTTGGTTCCGCATTAGAAAACACAACAATGCTGGCGATGATGATTACTAATGGAAAATTGTTGCAGGGAGACGTAAATTTCAAAAAAGGTAACAATGGTGTATCTGTCTATAACAATGCCGGCAATGGGAATGTGACAGTTACTCGAGTCGCGAAAAGTTCTGATAACCCTACTACCTCAACCCATGAAATTGAAATTAAAACCATTGGTGCTGCCAGCCCAACATGGGGTGGATTTGTTCAACTCGTTTATGGCCGTGCAAATGCTGTTTTTGTTATCAAGTATTTAATCAAGCTACCAGTTGGATATAAATTGGTGAATGCTGGTAACGCAATGGGGACAGGGGCAATTGATCGATTCATTGGCAATACTGAGGGTACAGGCAAATTCGAAACATATATTCGAATGATTAAATGTGGTGCTGTAGGTTCTTTCTCTAACTCAGGACATGTTTATGTGGCGGGAGGATCTACACCAACAGCTACTGCGCCTTTAGTTTGGACCTTAGCCCAAATCGAGCAATATGACGTTACTGATTACGCTTCAGCTGACCCGACTTTACAGGACTTTGTTTCTTCAGCCACAGACTCTATATCAACATTAACGAACTTCAAAGAAACTTGGGCTGCCAAACTTACTGAAATGTCTTCAAAATTAGACAGTAAAAACGGCGCTTATATTTTGAATGCGGATATAACAAATACTAATGTTGAGCGTGCAATTGCAGCATCTTCACAGAAAATTACTTCTGAATATACCAATGCTATGAGTGTGCAGCCATTGAGTTCAGGTGCAGGGAAAATTTTCGTTAAGCCTTTAACTTGGCGTCAAGCAATCACTACTTCGGGTACATTGGTTATTAAGACACCAATTACAGTTGGTGCGTACATGACCAAGGTTAAAATTTCTGGTTATAACTACAATAACAAAGAAGATAATATTTTCGATCTGGATTTGGCATTTTATGCTTATACGTCAACAGTGCCATTTTATCCAAATATGACGTCACGTTCTTTTGGTATTACCTTAGATGAAAATAATGCTACGACTAAAGGCCTGGCTCTAGCTTTAGATAGCAATAATAAGGTGTGTATCTTAATTACCAAAAAAGATGCTTGGTCTTACCCAGCAATTACAGTTGAGTCGGCCACTATTACTCATACAAATCCGCCAGATTACTTTAAAGATGGCTGGACGGCGGCCATTGAAACGGATTTATCAGTTTATAAGTCAGTTACGCCGTTTACAGTGACTTCAATGATGGAAACCACTGCAGGTTCACAAGCCAAAGTAGATGTTCCAATGTCTCAATTAAGTGATATTGCAGCTGATAATAAACTCACACCAGTTGAGAAAAAACAGGCGAAGTTGGTTTGGGATACACTTTATCAAACTGATGCAAGCTTGCGAGCTGAGGCAGTCACTTATGGTATATCTTCTACTGCCTATGCAACGGCATTCAGTACTTTAAATACATATTTAGCAGCTTTATTCGCAAATATGAATGTAACTAGTACGATTGACCGAAACCAGTTCATTACTAACTTTGCGAACGTGCACAACGCACGACAAGCATTAGTACGTGCAATCTCGGAGAAGGCTAAAGAAATAGCTGATACTGCCAAGGACATAGCTTCTACTACAAAAGCAACATTAGAGCGTGATTACATGACGTCTACCAAGACGAATGAAGCAATCGCATCTTCAACAGAAAGAATGTCTGCACTGTATTCTGCAAATGGTCAAAAGATCATGGCTTCAGTACTCGAAACATGGCAAAAAGATTGGTTAGTAAAAACTCCAAGTGGGAATAGGCCTGAACTTAGTTTAGTTGCAGATGCAACTTGTCGTGGGGGATATGCACTAAGAATTGGTAATAACGTAGGTAATGATGAAGCCTGGTTAAATTGGTTCACATCTTTGCCTATCGATGACAATAAATATTACCGAGTTAAGTATAGATTCCGCCGTGTAAGTGGTACCGGAGTTGTTTATGTTGGTGCGACCTGTCAAAACGCCAATAAAACAAAATATATTGCTCAAGATAACTCTGAAATCAATGATATCGGTTCAAGTCACTATTTAGTCGCAGGTACCGCACCAGCGTTGGGAACTTGGATAACCGGTACTGCTTATTTTAAGGGGCGATCTGCTGGTGCAAGTGCAGGTGCTGGCACTCTACTAAGCCCTAAAACATTTGCTAATAAAGCTGCTTTCTTTACACCAGTATTCATTGGTAACTATTCCGGTAAAGCTGGTGAAGTGGATCTAGACTTTATCGATATTGAAGATGCTGACAACATTGCTGATTTTGAAAATTTCAAAACCACATATACAACTGATGTGGGAGCATATGCTGGTGCATTACAAACTTTGGTTTCTGTTTACGGCCAAAATGCTATCAAGCTTAAATCACAAGCTGATTTGATCGATGGTGTGAAAGGTAAGTACGTAATGGGAATGGATAACAACGGTGTTTTCTCTGGTTTATCCATGGTAAGTGAACAAAATAATGGAACTGTCCGAACTTCTATAGGTTTCCAAGCTGATAGAATTTTTTTCACAACAGGTACTTCTTCTACTAAATATATGCCGTTCATAATTCAAGACAATCAGGTCATTATGAATAGTGATGTATTTATTAAAAATTTGACCGCAGCAAACTTCAAAGCGAAGTCTTTAACAGCTGAACTGTTTAAAGTCGATAAATTGAGCGCGATTGCTGGTGAGTTGGGAACTTTAACGACCTATAAGGATCCTACTAAGCCTAATGGCGCGAGAATGGTGTTAAGCGGAAGTTTAATTACGGTATACGATGATAATAATGTTGTCAGGGTTAAATTAGGGCTGTGGTAGTGAAGAGGGGCTAGTTATCTAGCCCTTTATTTTTGGAGGACAATATGCCACAAGGCTTACAAGTATTTGATGAGTCTAAGAATATATTATTAGATGCTACTACTCGAATTACTAGACTTATTGGTAGGGTGGAAGGTGGTAGTCCTCCCGGTATCTCAGGTTCAGTAACAATACCTACTGACAGTATTGGTAATGGTAATATATTTTTTATTATCGATTTATTACCCGGCTATGGAAGTAATCTTGCAGAGATGACCTACAATAAATTAACTATTTCAGGTAATACAATTAACTATGCAGGTCTAGTTACTGGATTCTATTATGGGGTTTATTAAATGGCTGCAGGTTTTCAAGTAGTTAATGATAGAAATACTATTCAAATTGATAGTAATTATAGCAATCTACACTTACATTCTGTTTTAGATATTAAATCAGGGGTACTAATTGATAGTTTACCCGGTTTTAATCCTAGATGGCGTTTTGATGGGAAGATGCGTAAGCTTAGTGTTCCAAAAGCTGATTTACCTCTTCCTGTTATTGCTTTAGAAGTTATTAATGACTGTAGTTGTGCTTTTGGTGGAATTCAATCTAATGGCGATAATTGGGATATTGTTGTTTACTACGGTAAGCGAGTAACAGGCGGTGTATGGACTATAGAAGAACCCCCAGCAGCTAAGGTATATATATTTTCTACTAGGGTTCAGCCCTTATCATCTGGTGTAGGTTTAGAAATCTACAGAGAAGACGGTACTGTAGCTTTTTCATCTCAAGCTAAGCCTTTAACTATTGTAACTAGTTTACAAGAGATTAGTGGGGTTGATTATTTATATTCAGGAAATATAGCTAATAAGGCTTTATTATTTCAGGGTATGGATGTTATATGGAGTTTTTCTATGGATGTTGATGAATTTTATGTATCAACTTTCTATGGATATCAAGATAATAAAATTTATCAAATTGGTAGAAACACCTCTGACCCTAATGGACATATGATGCCTGAATTATATGCATGGTTTGATCATTTTGAAGTTAACACACATAGTTGGTATCAATTAACAGCTCCTTATCCTTTGTTAATTGATACGACTATTCTTAATTAATTTTAATAAAAAGAAAGCCCCTTAATTGGGGCTTTCTCCATTTAAATGCATTTTATGCAGGCTGATCATTACTTTGTGGTTCTTCTACAAAAGTGTAGTTAACTGCAATGGAACCAGTTTCAAGGTCCCAGCCTAGGTTTAATGTTTTGAAAGCAGGTCGGTTGTTAAAACGTTGGGCATTTACAATGTCTTTGGTTCTTTGAGCTAATTCGATATCTAAATCGTTAAATACTTTAACTTCAGCCATGAGCTTTTCCTTTGAACAGATTAAAAAATAAGTTCAGATAGAATTGCATGCAGTTAATTAATGAAATCTGTAGGGTTCCAATTCACTTTGGAACCCATCTAAAAGTAGAAAACTTGCAGCCATCAAAATACTTAATTATTTATGTATTTTGGCTTAGTTATGTCTTCTCGGTTCTTATCGTTGTTACTCGGTGAAAATATTAATTCATATGATCAGCAATTCGATACGTCTAATCAGGATGCAACAGCGCAGCTATATGAAACTATGGCTCCGTTTTCACTTGGGACTAATCAAACCAAAGCCAATAAAAAACGTACTAGAAAAGAAATTCTTACAAAATGGGAGAGAATGTTACGCTTTGCACCTATCGCAGAGGGTATGGGGATTCATGTTTCTGCCGCATTAGGCGGAGATTCTTATAGCGGCCAACAAGTCTTTATTACACCTGCCGAACGCTTGAAAAAGGCCAGTGGACCAGCAGCTGAAAAACTAAAAAAACAACTAGATGAGCGCCGTGTAAAGATGGAAAAGCTTATCAATAAGTATTTAAGCAAACTTGCCCGAGATGCTATTTCTTTCGGTGATTCCTATGCACGTATTTATGGGAAAAAAGATAAAGGTGTAATTGACCTCGTTTGTAATGAGTATACATATCCGCCATTAATACAACCGTTCGAACAAGGCAGTAAGACTGTCGCCTTTTTTTGTTTAGATCCTCGTAATTGGCAAAAAACTATTACCAAACTGAATACTATTCAAATGGTACGTTTCAAAATGCCCCGTATGAGCAATATTGCTCAATATGAGCTTGTAGAAACTGGTCTAGTCACGAAAATGTTAGAGGGGGATGATCCAGATGAGCTACCTATCTTACCAGCGCATTTGGGCGGCTCATTCCTTTACGAAATTGAAGACATTTATGATGATGTAATCCTTGCTTTGGCATCTATGAACAGCCAGCAAATTGCAGATACCGTAAATCAGATGTTCTTGACAGTAAATATGTCGGGAATGCCACCAGCACAACGTCAAGCTTATATCCGTGGTTTAGAAGGTTTACTTAAAAATCATGAGGCTTATGTCCGTGATGCTTTATCAGGTGGTGAAGCAGTTTGGAATACTGCTTTTCACATGCTTCCGGTATTTGATGAAAAACAAGTTCTAAATCCAGTGGGTGATATCAAGAATCAACGAAGCTCACCTATTAATATTGAACAGTTCATGATTAATGTCCGTTTGCTGATGGGCGGAATTGGTCTAGATCCAAGCATGGTCGGTTGGGCTGATATGTTAACTGGTGGTATAGGAGAAGGTGGAGCATTCCATACTTCTGCACAAATCATGCGTAGGTCACAAGATATTCGAACAGCAGCTTCCGAAGGGATTAATCAAATTCTTCATTTGGATTGGGGGTTTGCTTACAACGAACAATTTGAGCCTGAAGATTACCCTTGGCAAGTTGAATACTATTCAAACCAAACTGCAGCAGCTACAGAAGAAATCAATAATGCTCAATCAAGAATGAATACAACATTACTTAAAACACAAGTAATCGCATCATTGAAAGAATCAAATTTAGATGTAGATATTATGGCGTACATTCTTGAGCGCGATACAGGTATGAAATATGAGGAAGCATTAACATTAGCTGAAAGTATTGCTAAGAGCCGTAAATTTCCAGAGGATGAAGAATAATGGCTTTCTTTGAATACGAAACGCAGAATAAAACTATAAATAACAGTTTGGGAAACGTTTTAAATCCGTTTAAAGAACGTTTTGCTAAGAATCCTGTCTTATGGTCTGGTCTAACAGTGGATCGAGCTGTTTCCCATTATCAGGAACTTTACGCATTAGGGACACTTTCAGCTGCCCATTTTGGAATTGAAATTCGTCCTTATCATGCAAACAGTAAAATTGCTCAAGCAAATATTCCAATTTTTGATCCTTCAAATAAAGTTGCTTGGTTAGCCAATAATGTCGATGTATCACTACTTGATGCTCAAACCGATGCAGTGCATGTGGGGCACTTTCAACTCAACCATGTAACAGGCAATGCGTCAAATGAGTTGAGCATTTCATTTATTGAGACTAAAGAGGCTGCAATTGCGAATAGTGCTAAAGCTATAAAAAATATAATGTTTAATAAGGATGGTACTCAGCCGCCTCCTATAGAGTACTTAATGAGATTAAAAATATACGCTTTTGATAAGGCTGCAAGAAATCAGAACCAATTTGCAATTGAGCATTTAGTAGCACTTCAAGCCGGAAATTTACCCCTAGATGCAGCTAATAAAGCGCATGCCATTGTTACTTTAAATTTCATCAAAATGTTTCCCAACTTAAAATAAGCTATGGAACTCATTGCCTTTATAGATTCACCTACTTGAGAAAATATCCTCAAACTAAAATGAGGATAACTCCGTGAGTGTTAAATCAATTTTCATTCAAACACACGCACCACATCAAAGCCGATTAGTACATGGTTTTGACTCCATGGTGAATAGTGGTGCTTGTTCAATTGGGTTTATTAAGGGTGATTACCGTCAAATTAATGCTTTAGTCACTGAAGATTACACGGAAAATGATTTCTGGCGTGTTGTAAATTTAAAAGGTAAAAAGGGTGGGATAGATGCGTTTGATTCTGTTGCGGTATTAGGCGCTATCGATGACCAGCATGCAGCTGATTTAGCTATACTGCAATTTGGCCGAATGTTTGATGCTAGTGTTACAGATGTTATTGAAACAAATCAATTTGGACTTAAGCGCCATTTATCATCACAACAATTTAATTTGACGGGTTCAAAACCGATTCAAAGATGGCAACTAGAACAATTACAAAATGTTGTAGCAGCTGAAAAACCTGAATGGGATGGAATCAATTTAATTTCTCATGAGGGTGATACTTCTAAGTTGTTATTAGATATGCAACGAAATGATGATCACAGCCAATTATTAAGTAAATTTGATGGGTTACCTACGCTTTTATCTAGTCTAGGCGTAGAAGAAGCTCATTATGACTCTATTATCGTTGATTACCAGCATTTAGAGCAGCTGTCTGCAATTTTGCATCACTCTATGGATCAGTTTTCAAAAACTGGCGTCAAAATCGTAAACGTTACGGAAAGTAAGCCCTTTAAGCATAAAAAAGTCCTTCAAATTGCTCTTACTTATGATTTTGATGACGGCCAAAACTTCACAATCCTTTTTCATAAGCCAGATCGATTATCAAAAAAAATTAGTCCAGCAGATTCATTAATTTCATGGAAGATTTTAATGAACAATCGGGATATTACGGCTGCAATTCAGCCTAATCAGGGAGAAGGAATATCAATTCCAGTTCTCGCTGGTCGAATTATGAAGTTGATTAACCAAAATAGTAATCGTTTTAAGCGGTTACAATCTAAAAAAGCAGAAAAGGCCAAGGCTTTAGCAGATGCTGAACTACGCCTCGAGCAAAAACAAAGTCAATTAAATTCTTTAAGTGCAGAAATTTCCAATTTATTAAATGAATTGGATCAGTTGCAAAATACATTGTTAACCAAGCAATCTGAAGAAAATGAAGTAATCATTAAAGAGAATAGTCTCGATAATGAGTTACCAGATAGTATTTCTGATGAAGAAGCCGAACGTTTAAAAGCCGACTTAAAGCGTTTAAATGCTGATCCTGAATGGGCAGGTGAAGATGGTTTACGTTACCAAGCATTCTTTGAACGTATCAATAAGGCTCTAGAGGGGGATTCTGATGCAGTAGTTTGGGCACGTGAATGGATTTCTGATCTAGATGACCAGGCTTTGGCTCAACAGCAAGCAGGATTAGAAGCAAAAAAACTTATTGATGCCGAAAATGAAGCTAAACAAAAAAGAGATGAAGAAGTATTAGCAGCACGTACAGCTGGTATAGCTGAAAACAAAATGATGCAAGCATGGTTAGACACTTTGGAAAATCCTGAAGATTCTAACAACATAGACTTTATGGCTTGGGTTTCAGATCGCCGTGGTGAATTCTTAAAAAACTGGAATGGGGCCGAAGGTTCACCAGAATATTTAACAGCATTTTATGAATATTCAAGAGCATGGGCAGATGAACATTTAGCGGATCGCCTCAGTAATAAAGAGCCAGCCCAAAATTCAGATAATGATGAATCTAAAGAACTCAATGCTCCGACAGAAGTTGAAGGTCTTCAGCCTAGTACGACAAATGATGAAGGTAATCAACTTTACCGTTCAGTAATTGAAGGGCAGGTTAAAGTTAATCTTGAGTTATTAGAGCAAATTCGAGATGAAGCAGAAAAAGACTTAAATGATCCACTTCTTATTCCAGCGGTGACAGAACTCTTGAATCAAGTGCAAAAAATGGAAGCGGAGAATATCTAATGACAACTTTAAATCTAATTTCTACTCAAGATATTGCTAAGAATCCATTAGTTGTAATTGATCAAATGATTAGTTTCTTTAAACCTAAACAGCCCTTTACTGGGCTTTTGAAGGGTAGAACTAATAATGTGAAAACAGCCAAAGGACAAAAGATTTCTACTGTATTCGCTTTAGTTGATATTGATCAAGTAATTGCATCTCATACAGCAACTGGTGCGGAAAACCCTAATTATCCGCAAGAATTGCAGCCACGAGATCGTAGTCGTGAATCCTCACAAGCATGGGTACAGAAAACTGCTAATGATTTAGACCCCGAAAGCCTAGGCCGCTCAGGTCGGGCAGACACGGGAGCACCGATAACTGGTGATGATTTAGTTGTAGAATCAGGAAATGGTCGAACAATGGCTATCAAGCTTGCCTATGAGCGCGGTACCGCAGATGAGTATAAACAATGGTTGATTGATGAAGCCGATTACTTTGGCTTTAGTAGTGAGCAGGTCCAAGCAATAGCTCAACCGATTTTGATACGTATTCGTACAACCGAGATTGATAGAGCTCAATTTGCAATAGATGCTAACCAAGATGATAAGTTGTCTTTTACAGCAACTGAACGTGCTAAAGCTGATGCTAAACGTTTAGATGAGAATTTACTGGCACTTTTTAATCCGAGTGAAGATGGCGATTTATTAGCAGTAAGTAATCAAAAGTTTATTCAAGGTTTTTTAAGTAAATTAGGTGATACAGAAGCTGCCCAGTACACAACGAAAGATAAAAAACCAACACAAGCACTGATAAACAGAATCAAGGCCGCAATTTTTAGTAAAGCGTACAATGATGATCGTTTGCTAGAAATGATGGCTGATCATACAAAACCAGATCTTCAAAATATGCTTAATGCGCTTGGTGTTGCTGCGCCTAAATTTATTGAAGCGCAAGCTATAAGTCGTGGAAATGTTCAAGATATATCAGATCAAATCGTTGATGGAATGGAGCAAGCCATTGATCAACGTGTTGCTAATGCAATTATTGATGCAGCAAATACAATTTTATCTGCAAAGCAAAATGATCAAGATATTGTTGAGTTTGTAAAGCAGCAAGGGCTTTTTGAGGATCTAGGAGAAGGTGTTGCTGAGCTCGCCGTATTTCTCGCCAAGAATAGCCGCAGTTCAAAAAAAATGAGTATGTTATTTAAAGCATTAGCTGAATTTGCAGAGAAACAGGCTTTAGATAGTAGTAATGTAGGCTTGTTTGGTGAACCTGAACCAGTAAGTGTAAAAGATGCTATCCAATATGCACAACAAGTGCTTGGTGATGATTTCATTAGTGTGCAAATGTACGATTCCTTGGTAGATTCCAGCAGTTCAAGTAGTCCTAAAATAATTCGATTAACGAAAGAGGGGGCTGAACGTTTCCACAGTGCTTTGAAAGTTAAAATTGATCAAAGTAATGACAAGGAAAATCAAGAAGGGAACAAAATTAATGACATTCTTTTTGAAGAATTAGAAGTTTAGATCTGGAACCTACTAAAAATTAGATACTTACGATCATTCAACATAGGAATGTAAAGTTCCTATGTTGAGGGATATATGTCCATCTTAAAGCTCAAACCAATCACTAAAGACACAGTATTGGTTGCGATTTATTACATGATTGATTTCATGCATTATCAGAGCAATATTGCTCGATTTTTCCTTCTTATAATCCATAAGCAAATAGAACTTAACTTGTCTGTAGCAAAGCAAGCTTTAGCTTTTGCCCGTCAAGAAAGTGACTTTCCAAAATTGGATGAAGTTATTGAAGTCTTATATAACGAGGCTATCAAAAACATTGATGAATCAGTTATCCAACACCTTAATAACAGTTCCAGAAATGTTATTGAACAGCTAGAGACTATTGTCAGTCTTTTTGCTTGCGATAAAGAGCTGAAGCCATACACCACTAAAAAGAATAAAACACTACAGGTTATTGGTCTTAAAGGCATCAAATTAACCAAAGCTAAAGAGTTTGACCCCTATGCCTTTTATTATCAGGGTGAAATTCTTGTACGCTCAAAACATCTTAAAGCTATTCCAGACTCTCTTCTTTCAGAAGATCAGCAACTTGTAAAAGGATTATTCTTACATGTATCAAATACCAATTCAGATGTGGAATCAGTTGGCGAATTTCGTCTCAGATCCAGAGGACCAATTGTTTCTACAACTGGATCAGGAAATGATGAATTTGAGGCTTCAGAAGCAATCAGAAATGATGGAGAAATTGGGGTACTCCGAGACAGTAATTCTGGCTTATCAAAAAGTGATGATGCAAGTTTATCTAGCGTCCGAAATCCAAGAAATGAATCTTCAGATGGAAATAGTAGAGCCAATACTAACCGGATTAACAGCAGCGGAGGCGGTGAACTATCTGGTAAGAGATCATCTCTTAAACGAGCAAGAGATCGATCAATTGTACAATCTGCTAAATCAGTTAGAGCTGCCATAGATGAAAAGCTAGAAGCTCAATTAAAAGCAGATAATGTAGAAACAATTTGGAGCGATGCTTCAAATATTGACGCAGCTTTGCCATATCTGCAACCGGCACAACGTGGTGATGTTTTAAAAACTGAAAAGCGGTTAATTGAGGAAAATAAGAAGGGTATTCTTTTTACAAACGGCACTGGTACAGGTAAAACCTTTACTGGTCTGGGTGTAGCAAAACGGTTTATCAATGCTGGCCTTAAGAATATTTTAATTGTTACTCTAAACGATAAAATCGCTAATGACTTTGTCAAAAGCTCAAGCCCTTTAAATATCAAGGCTTACAAATTAAAAAGTATTAAAGAAAATGGCGGTGAGGATCACTCAGTCGTGGTCACAACCTTTGCTAATTTTGGTCAAAATAAAAGTTTGGTTCACAAACATTGGGATCTGATTTTAATTGATGAGGCCCATACTCTATCGCAATCATCCGATGGTAAAGCAACTGCAGCATTAAACAAACTACGAGCATTAACCGGGCATTTGCATGGTTTTAGTGAGTGGTTTGAAGATAAGTTTGCTGAGCAGATGCCAATTGAAGAATTTGATGAAAATGGTAAAGAAACAGAACAATATCTAAGCGCTTATAACAAAATGCAGGTCCTTCGAAATGAACAACGAAAGATCTGGAATTTGAATTGGAAACACCAGAAAAGTAAGGTCAAAGTTGTTTTCTTATCTGCTACGCCATTTAGCTATCACTTTTCACTTGATTGGGCGGAAGGCTATTTATTTGATTATATGTCTCCTTCAGTATCTGTTGATGACCAAGGTAATTTAGCTGAAGGCTTTAGTAAGGCTCGAGAGCACTTCTATATGGGAAATCTTGGATATCGAAAGCGATATGGTAAGTTGACGCGACCAGAAGCTAAGGTGGATACAGGTGTACTTGAAAGACAGTTCGCCGAAAATCTTAAAAACACTGGTGCTATGTCTGGGCGGGATTTAGAAGTAAATTTTGACTATGATCGTAAATTCATTCTAATTGGCTCTCGTGTTGGTGAACTTATTGATGAAGGTTTAACTTATCTTCGCAATGGTTATAAAGAAATAGAAGGGCACAAAACACGAACTTTTGAAGAATGGGCTGCTCAGACTGGTAAACCAACAACAGGCTGGGGACGTCATGCATCTATGCAAGAATATGATCGGCTATTTACTGGCAACCGATTTAAAAACATATACGAAATTATTGCAAAACGCTTTGATTACTTAGCAAGACGCCGTTTGTTAGAAGCTATTAAAGCTGAAGCTTGTGTTGATATGGTGAAAAAGCACTTAGCATTAGGTCGTAAAGTAGTAATTTTTCATGACTATAACGAGGGCGGTGGTTTTGCACCTTTCTTGATTAGTAAGCTTGATATCGAAAAATATGAAAGCCCACTTAGAGAAGATATTGAGCTTGAATATAATGCATTCAAAGAAAATAGACCGGATCTAGTAAATCTCAATCTTGATTATGATTCACCTGTTGAAACTTTAAAGAATGCATTTCCTAATGCTCTTTTATTTAATGGCCGTCTTTCAAAGCAACAACGTGAAACTAATGTAGCGTTATTTAATACTGATGATAGCGGGCACGATATTCTCATTCTGCAGTCAGATGCTGGTTCTACTGGGATTAGCTTGCATGATACAACTGGTAAACACCAGCGAGTACTCATTAATATTGGTCAACCAACAAAGCCAGCCAAGTTGAGACAGACGGAAGGGCGTATCTATCGAACTGGACAAGCATCAAATGCTATTCAGAGATACTTGACTACTGGTACTGCATGGGAACGGGCTGCATTTGCAGACACGATTGCTGGACGCGCAGAAACAGTAGATAACTTTGCAAAAGGTGCTGATGCTGTAGTAAGTATCAAAGAAGCGTTAATTCAGGCTTATGAAGAAGCTAAATATGAAGAGCCAAGTCTAAATGATGGTATTGGCGGTAAAGCATATGATGAAGAAAATGCCCGCATTGCTAAGTTAACACCATTTGATCAAGCACTCACATTCTACTATACCAAAGGCAAACGTTCTGAAAGTCGTGATAACCGCGAAGGTAAGGAATGGTATGCAACGCCTGAACCTCTAGGATTCAAAATGATTGAATGGGCAGGGGTACACACTGGCGATTCTGTGCTTGAACCTAGTGCTGGTGATGGTGCTATTGGTCGTTTTGTTCCTCAGGATGTAGAGTTGACAATGATTGAACCGACTGAGTCTTTAGCTAGTCGTGCTCAAATGGCAAATACAGGTGCTAAAGTAATTGTTGATACATTCGAATCTTTAGAATCATTGAATAAGTACCATGCGATTGTGATGAATCCGCCATTTGGTCATGCTGGCACTTTGGCAATTCAACATATCAAGAAGGCTTTTGGTCATCTTTATGATGGTGGTCGGATTGTGGCCTTGGTACCACGTGGTACGATGGATTCTAAAGTAGACGAATTTATTGAAAGCACACCTGGTGCAATTTTGACAGCTGAAATCTGGTTACCTCAATCAACCTTTAAAAATGCTGGTACCGCAGTTTCTACTCGCATCATCATTATTGAAAAACATGCAGGCTCTAATGATGTTCCAGTAACACGAGAATTAGACTTTACGCACCTTACAAGTGTTGAAGACCTCTTTTCAGAAATTCGTGATATCGCAATGCCTCCTAGAAAACTACGTATTGATGAGCAGCTTGCTAAGTACGATCTTTATGTCAGAACTGAACGTAGCAAGTATGTATTCAATGGCGACGGCGTTGATAAACCTCAGATCAAGAATATCATGCTCAAATTCTGGGGCTCAGAAGTTAATGAGTTTGATGAAATTGTTATGCCATATAACAAGTCTGCTGAAATCATTAAGAAGATTGATGAATTTGAGCAAGAGAATAGTATTAATCTAGCTGCTTAATATAAGTAATAAAAATACGCTCTTGATGAGCGTATTTTTTATGGATTGTTGGATACAGCAAAATTAAATTTATAAATATTATGTCTTTGAATTTCACTTTATTCGGGAATCATTGAACTTGCATATGAACTAATTAAACTTCGTGAGAGTAAAAATTTTTCTCCAACACTTTCAAGAAGATTACCATGATCATCTACACTAAAATGAGCAATATGAGGATCATTAAATAAAAAATCAGGGAATGGATATTTAGCATGAGGATTATGAAAAATATATAAACCATCAAAGATTGATTCTGTATATTCTTCTTTAGGAATTCCTTTGTGGATATCAGGAATTAATGTACTCTCACTTACGTCATCCCTAGTGTAAAGTGCGTTAAAGAAAGTAGTTTTATTTGCTTCAGTTACTTCAGCTAATGCTCGAACTTTCCCCCAAGTTGCATAAGGGTTATAAATTACAGCACTAATATCTTCATACTCTGAAGTAGTAAAGAAACCTAGAGGAATTTCTGCTCCATTATCTTTCTCAATAAAATCCATTCTTTCTCTTGGTAAATAGTTGAGTTTATCGGAAATGGCCTTTTCCTCATTAAGATAAATTCCATAGAGAACAGCAATTAAACCACGATGACCTATAAAGTGGGAATGAGGACGATCAAAAGAATTAAGACCTAAAATAAATGGTTTGCCATTAACATGAGATAAATTTTTATATGATTTTTTAAATTTTTGAGCCTTAGATACAATCGAATTAGCTATTCTAATAATTGATTTTCGATTGAACTCTTTAAAGTCAATTTCAAAATCTAAATATTCACCGCCAAAACCATATGCTGGCAACCCATCTTGTTCTGGATTGGCAATTGTCGCTTCAATACAAAAAGCTGAATTATTTTTGTTACATACAAAGTCAGGCGCATGATGTTTATAGTCTATATCAATATTTTCAGATTTCAGAATTTTATTTAGATATAATTCCCAAAAAGAAGACTCAAAAGTAGTTTGGAATTCTTTTACAAATTTATTATCTCTATCAACAAATCCATTTGCCCAATCTAATAGAACATTCCTTTCAGCATACATTGCTTCATTTAATAACAATTTAAAAATTTTATGCTGTTTTTCGCTTTCAACAATAGGTGTAAATAAATCTAACATTTTTTATTTCTCAAAGAATATTTTTAAATAAAAATTTTAAATTTCATAATACTAAAAAATTATTAAAAATCAAATCTATATGAAAAACTGTAATTAGCGTATTTTCAAAACTTTTTTATCAGTTTTTAATGCTGGAACAAAGCTAATAAGTGTCCTTATTTTTTAATTAATAATAGCTTAATTTTTATAAATTAGTACTTAAACATGTCCAAAGCTTTAGCTTATGCACCAGCTGTTAATACAGCTAAAACAAAGTTGCCCAGTACTGAATCAGATCCTTTCTATGGCTCAATTTCAAAGCATAAATATGCTGAATTTTCACTTTGTGATAAAGATGGTAACCCAGTAGCCTCACCAGTAATTCGTGCTTTGTTGACTGACGGTGATAAAAGTATTGAGAGCCAATGGCAAACTCCATTTGAAAATAGCAATCCAGAACTAAAGATGCCAATGTTGATGGCTAACTTGCAAACTGGGCAAATGCTTCAAGCTGCAGCAACGTTAGGTGAGAATTCACCATTCATTTCAGCATTAAGTGATATGGCATCAGGACCTTTAGCAACAGCTGAAAATGCGCTTAAGAGTGTGGAAGGGCGAACAAATTTAACCAAAGTAAATACAACTCAAGTATTCCTATCTACATCATCAGTACGCCTTAATTTATCAATTTTTTTCTTGGCTTTTAGTGATGCGAGAACAGAAGTTGAAGACAAGATCATGCAATTGGAGGCTTGGAGCGTACCAGTTTCATTATCTTCTGAGTCTACACTGCAGAATGTTGTCAATGATTCAAATACTACTTTAGAAGGCTTGTTTTCAGGTGTCATTCCACCGTTTGTATCTCTTACTACTCACGGCAAAACTTATAAGCCTTTCATTATTGAAAGCGTTTCCGCGCCAATTGTCGCGCCCATTGATGAAAAGGGGAACCGGTTAAGTTTGGCCGTCAATATTAGTTTGTTGAGTCGAACTGCATGGGATTCAAAAGATATTTATTCATTGTATGGAGTCAAATAATGATTACATTTGATCCGGTGCCAATAGGCGAAAGTACTTTTCAAATGCATGAATTGAGTTTTGAGCAATGTCTTAAAATTTCAATCATTGCCCCGAATTTAAATGAAAAAAGACTTTCAGCTTTCGTGAAGTCAGTTTTAGATAATGTGGATCCTTTACTTTTAACAATTCAAGAGCGGTATTTATTGCTACTTAAGTATCTTGAGAAACAAAGTAATACTATGTTGGAGGTGAACACTGACTGGTCTAAAGTTTTCCTTCAATCAGAAAATAATTGGAAAACTGAAACTACGCAAAATGGAATTACGGTTAGACAGCTTATTGGAATGGAAGCGGAATTCTTAGAGGCAAATTGTAAGAATGTCGCTGAATGGATTGCCTGTATGATGGCATTTCAGTTGAGTTATTCTAATCATGAACACTTGGCTTTATTGCCGGATAGAACAAACCCTCAATTATTTGAAGAACAATTTAAGCAGCGGCTAGATTTCATTAAGAAAATGCCAGCTAGTGATTTTGATTTGTGCTATCAAGACTTTAATAATTTAAACAATGAGTTATTTACACATTTACGGTTAAGCGTTGATAACCACGGTATTTTAGTGGAAAGAGGTGCAGATGACGCGCCTGCACGATTTCGCACCGCTTCCATCTTTACAGGAATCATCAAAGAGTTGGACCGATCTTTTGCTTGAGACAGCAAGTAGTATTTCTGAAAACTGCCCAATGCCTTTATCGGATGCATTAAAAATGCCTTTGAGTTTTGAAAGTACTTACTTCAATTCATCAGCATGGGAAAACCGCAAGAAGTATTTAGAAAATGAAATTGAACGTCACAACGTATTCTTAAAATTAGGTCAAGAAGTCATTAAGGGATTAAATGCCCTAGCAAGTAGAGGCCGATAGTTTTCATGTAGAAAAGTCTGATTAATTCAGACTTTTTTCGTGCTTTGTATTTGGAACCATACTCTATTTAGAACAATAACACTTGCAAAAATAGCTCCAAATGAAACGTGGGGAATAGGTCATGTCTGATCATCAGGCAATTGAAGTCACAGTCACAACTTTTGCTAATAAAACTACCTTCTGGAGTGGTTTAGCAAGCGCATTTGGTTCTTTAACTTCAATTAATTGGTTGAGCTATACAGGTGCAATAGTGGCTGTTGTTGGCCTATTCATAAGTTTCATTTTTCAGTGGAGACGTGACCGCAGAGAACGTAAAGAAAGTGAATTACGTGAAAAAGAAAGCGAATTACGAATCAAAGCTTTAGAAGCTCTAGAGCAAGATAATTTACGAAAGAGGAAAGATGAATGAAGTTAATTGAAAACAATGCTTGGCAGTATCTATCTGTTAAGTTACCCGCCGTAGGTGCATTCATCATGCTAATTTTATTGCCAGCACTACAATGGGGTGTTGATTATGAAGTTATTCCTGAAAAATATCATGCATTTGTTACTGGTACTTTGATGCTTGTTCTGTCATGGATTGGAAAGAAAATTTCTCAACCACGACTTAATGGCCCGCAATTAACAGGCCAGTTAGTAGGGATCAATTCTTTATTGAATATCCCAACACCAACAAAGCCTGATGAATTAGCTTGGATTGCAGAAGCAAAAAAGCATCTTGGCCTTCAAGAAATACCTGGTAAACAGCATAACCCAACTATTTTAAAATGGCTCTCGGAGCTAAAGGCTTGGTGGGCTGACGATGAAACGGCTTGGTGTGGGACCTTCGTTGCACATTGCTTGAAATCAGCTGGAATTGCTTATCCTAAGCATTGGTACCGTGCATTGGATTATGTGAATTATGGTACAAAATTAGCTAAACCCGCTTACGGTTGTGTAGCTATTAAAACTCGAAAGGGTGGTGGGCATGTTTGTTTTGTAGTTGGCCGTGACAAAAAGTCTGGAAAGTTAGTATGCCTTGGAGGCAATCAGTCAAATAAAGTTTGTTATGCACTTTATAATGACTCTGACTTTCAAGAATTCAGATGGTATGGTCGTACAACTCAACCAGCAAGTAAGCGTTATACATTGCCACAATTAAAAGGCGTAACAGCTACTAGGGTTTTGGAAGCCTAATGAAGTTACTGTTACTGAGCTTTCTTTTATGTGGCTGTACGGCCCATACAATAAATAGCAACGTAAACGTATCTATTTGCGTTAAAGCACTTTAAAAAAAGCCCTGAATATTCAGGGCTTTTTTATTAATTATTTATTTCTGCATCGTAGACTGTTTTTAAAGAGGCTTTTAGAGCTTCATCATTTGTACTATCAATGAATTTCCTCATTTTCTCTTTGTATTCAAGGTGTCCAGCTTTATATTTTACAAGTAAGTATGAAAATTCAGCTTGCTTATAATTTGGGTCCTTCTTATTTTCTGGTTTGTTCAGCTCTACTTTTAGAACCTCTGCCACATAGTCATAGCACCTATTAATCGAAGTGACATCTTTCCCTTGTAATGCAAGTAACTGACATCTAAATGTAAGTCGTGCTGTGTCATTTGGTTTCTCTACTAGCTGCTTATCATTTAAGGCGTGAGCTTTATCATAGTCATTCAAAATCATATATATATTCATCTGAAGAAGCTCACGTTTTCGCTTATCTGTGATTTTATCGACCTCAGGAAGTATCTCTCGCATATGCTTTTGAAAGACTTCTTTATCTTCCATAGAGTATTTTTGAACGTACTCATTATGTTTATTAATAATTTTCTGATCTTCAGTAGATAAGGCTTTAGGCGCAGGGGTCTCAGTTTTTACTTCAGAATTTTTAGTGTTATCAGATGCATTGCTGCATCCACTTAGAAGTGCTGAGCCAATGATAAATAGGGTTAAATACTTTTTCATGCTTTACGTCTTGCCGCCGAAGTTATTGTAAACTCATAAGTTACGTCTGGGGGAGAAGTTACGACTACACCGCCATCAAATTTCGCATCATATTTCATTGTAAGCTTTGCCTTAATTACTTCTAAGTCTGGTGCGGGTAGCTTAATCTCGCAACTACCTACAGGTTGTTTATCATTTGCAGTATTCCAGTACCCTTTACCGACTTTTAAAGTGATCGTGTCACTTATCTGTTTATCTTTCTTAAATAAGCGAAGCACAGCACGCGGGATGATTGTTGCATCAGCTCTAACAGTAGGTGGTAATAGGGTTGCAGTTACAAAGAGTTGATCTTTTTTGACTCGGTGGGTTACTTCAAAGTTACAAGCGCCCGATACTATTTGTGACATTACACCAAATAAGTTTGTTCTATCTTGATCGTATGGCATTAACATCGTTTTGAATGGGACCATTGTTGTTTTATTTTGTTCTATGTAGTAATTCTCGTACTCATCTTTTACAAAGCTGTCTGTTGTTGGTTGTTTTTGAGACATTGGGGCTGGTGATGAATTAGCAGCAGAAGATGCGGATCCACCGCCGTTGTCTTGAACGACCAAATGTTGTTTAGGTAGAAGCTTACAACCACATGAAAGAGAGTCATTAACACGAGCTGCAGCTTTACCGAAAATCTGCATATTCGGATCGCCAGATACAATCGTTGCGACAATTTTATGTGTTGGGCAGGTTGCTTTATCACCGACACAAGCAACGGCAATGCCATCAATTAGAAACAAACTGTTCCCTGAAATTACTTGGCCGCCTCCTGTGGTGGGGCAGCCGATTGTTATATATGGGGTTGCCAAATCAATTCCATCTTATTTTATTGAAGTCGAGGAATGTTAACAAAGTGAAATAGACAGTGCTGTATAGTTTTATTATACGGTACTGATCACGAGTTAAATACTTGCCGGAGTGTTGATATTGATATGAAAGTCGACTAAGCAGGGCTATTTTTTTGATTTTTTAATATAGTCATTGTTAATTTTCCTAGTTTCACGGTTTTTTAAATATGTATATATTCTTGCCTTGATATGATAATCAAACCAACTAATCATTTTTTGATCGGTTAGGTCAATTTCTTCATATTCTTCATAATGCTCAAAAGTTTCTAATTGAGAATGTATTTTGAAATTTTGCCAATCAATCACTCCATCTTCCAAAGCCTTTTCAATAACATTTTTAATATGTAAAGTACCATTTTCCATTTTTAATTGTTCAGTATCAAACTTTAATTTACCTTCTAATAGTGAACTTTCTGGATTTTTACTAATAGTAATAAAGGAATTTTCACCATTCTTTGTTATTATTTCAATAAAGTATAAAACATTATTTCCAACTGGAATCCCATTTATAAATTGCCCTTTATGTCTAATAATTAATCCTGTGGAATAATGACTCAAAACTTTATTTATAATTTTTTTGTATCTTAAATTGCTACATACAACGATTCCTTCTGTAGTATCTAAGACTATTTTTTTCTTTATTTTTTTATTATTAATAATATCTGGAAGATTAACAATTCTTTTTACGCCCGCCATATACACGAAATGTGGTTCAAGTTTTTGGTTTAAGGTTTCATAGGGCTTAAGTACAAAAGTTTCATCATAACCATCGATTAATTGAATATAAATATTATGACCAACTCTAATAAATATTTTATTAATTATGACAGGCTTATCTTTTTTATTAACTAAAATGATTGAAGAAATGTATCTTTCAGTGGATGAGAAATCACTACGAAGTGTAAAAGTTGCTGCAATACTATTTCCAGACTTTCTTAAATAATTTCTAGCAGTTACATATAAAGCTAGTAAGGAAATTAATAGTGTAGGAAGAAAATATTCTGGAGTTAGTTTTAAAAAATCTTTTAAATTTATATAATAAATTGGCTCAATACTTGTAAAGTATATTATTGAAAATAGGGTTAAAGAAAAGAATGCTAATAAAAATATTCTATCAATCATCGAGTTCGCCAAAAAAATTTTTAGTATTAAAAACAATCAATCATTTATAGTCAATAACTCATCCCACTGAAAAGGATTTCTACTCAATTTATCTCTACTCATTGACCAATTGCGACCTGGTACATAACATGTACTTATACCAAGTTTTCTCTTCCCGAATTTTGTGTGTACGTTATCTAGTGTTTTCATCAATTGTTCTTTCTTTTCTATAGCTTCAAAATCTGTGAGAAGGTCATAAGTGTGACCAGATTTAGGTTCTAGCCCAGTCAGTATGACCTCACATTTTTTATACTTAATACCTTCTTTAAAAATGTGAGATACCATTTTTGTTGCAGCTTTTACGAAATCTAATGCACAATCTGTTGGCTGTGAAAATGAGCCGGTTATTGACTTGTTATAAAACGGTACATTTTCATCAAAAGGACTTGATTGAACAAAAACAATAAGACAGCCGCATAATGATTCATCATCTCTCAATCTCTTACATGCTTCTTGTGCATGCATAGCTATTGCTTCTTGTAGGTCAATAAGTTCGGTAACTTTCGCACCGGATAAACATCATTCTTATAGTCGAAGGTAGGTTCTAAGAGATCTAATAGATGTACCCGGTCTTTTGAAATTGGCTCATAATTAGCGCACATGATTATTTCCTTATTATTTAGTTTTAGAATGACAATTTTAGAGAAAAGGTTTTATATAATTATGTATCGAGTTTTCAATAGAAAATTACACTGAATATTTTTTGAATAAGATATTAATATAATTTGCCTTTTGGGAAGAAATGTTAAAATGAATTTATTGGAAGTTATAGCTAAAAATTGTGGATTGGCAGTGGTGGACTCCGTAACTTTAGGGCTAGGTTCAGCTGTAAAGAATTCCTTTTATGAAATTAAAGATCATGTAAGTCAATGTAATGATGCACTGTATCTAATGCAAATTAAAACATTTATTGAGACAATCGATTTAGATGAAGGGGAAGTGAAAGATTTTTTTAGCAAAAATCCAGATAACAATCGACTAGGAATTGAATTATTTAAAATTTTAGAAAGTACATACATAGAAAAGCAAGCAAATTTGTTAGCCATTAACTTTCAAAACTATTTACAGGGTAAGTATGATAAAAGCCAATTTAATAAGTATATAAATTTAATAAAAAAAATTGATGCACATATTTTTGAAGTAATTAATAATGACTTGCAGTATCCTGAAAGGCTCCGCGGACAATCCATACCTTGTGAAGGATTGCCAAAAGATGCCACTGATTACAACAAATATTGGGAATTTGAAAATCTTTTAGTTAGTGACTTCAAAGATTTAGAAGTTGTAGGATTAATTGAGGAAGAAATAGAGGAAACTTCGGTTACATACAGCTCAGTTGTAAGCCCTAAAATTAAGAGAAAGAGAACGCGTTTCTATCATAATTTTTATATTGACCTTTATAGTAAGCTAAAATAAAAGTGGGAAGAGCCTAGAATTTTTCAAAATGAGTTCAACTCCTATAGTCGGACTTGAACAAAAAAGAAACTGTTGTTAATCATACTTAATCAAAATTAAATGTTATACATGAGTTATACCAGCATGTTATATGCCGAAAAAGCAATTATAAAATCAATTATTTAGGATTTTTGTTCAACTCCCGCCATCTCCACCAAATACATAAGCTTTATATAAGTGAATATCATGTCGTATAAAGCGGAAAGGCTTAAATCTAAGAGGTTTAAGCCTTTTTTAATTCCTTAAATTTAACCATTCTTGATTCAGCTTAATTATTGATAATTAAAATTTATTACTTCAAGCTTTTACAGGGTATAGTTGTAAGCATTTTAAAGACCCAATCTAAATAATTTAAATCAAAGAATTAATTAAAAAAAATTAGCTATTAGCTATAATAATTAGAAATACTTATTAAATAATTGGTGACTAAGACGAATAGTTATATATTGACTAAGGTGTTTAGTATTCCATTTTTAATTACTGTTTGTTACATTGTGTTAGGTTTGTAACTCTAATATTGCACTATGACTTCAAATATAACTCAATTGAAAAAAATAAAAGTTAATCATTTTCGTGGATTAAAGAATATTGAGATAAATCTTGGCGATAGATTAACAGTTATTTGTGGAAAAAATGGTACTTCAAAATCAACAATTTTAGGAATGATTGCGCAAATTTTTAATTTTGATAAAAATCATTTTGATGGTAGTGATATTAATTTTAAGACATTGGCTGGTAAGAATTTTAAATCGAGTTTTAGAGAACATTTTAGATTTTCAAAAACTTATGACTTACCTGGTACTATGGATGTAGAGTTTGAAATCTTTGATGCATATTTTAAAAAAATAATTCCAGATTTAAAATTACGTCTTTATGGTTCTGAAGATAGGCCTCAATCAAGACCAGTTGTAAGAGATAATTTAAAAGTTGATGCTGAGGACAACTCGAGCAGAAACGTTACTCATCCTCTTATTTATCTAAGTTTAAAAAGATTAATGCCAATTGCGGAGAGAAGTAAATATAGTCTTAATTCAGAAGAGGTAGAATATTTTACAAGAATTTCTAGAGAGTTCACTATCACTAATAATCGCTTGTTAGGGAAAATTAGTGGAACTACTGTATCAAAAACGACTGGTACAATCGAATCTGCTGTAGTTCATGGAAATAATTATGATCATGAGTCTGTTTCGGTTGGAGAGGATAATACTGGTCAAATCTTAATGGCTCTTTTTTCATTTCAAAAATTAAAAGAAGAATATGTTGATTATCATGGTGGAATTCTCCTGATTGATGAAATTGATGCAGGCTTATTTCCAGCTGCACAAGTAGAATTAATAAAAATTCTAGAAAGTTTTGCTAAGAGATTGAATTTACAGATAATTTTTACAACTCATTCTCCGATAGTAATTCAAAATATTTTTGAAAAATCTAAATATGATAAATCTAATAATAAAACTATTTACTTAACTGATACTTATGGAGGTGTTGAAGTAGCTGAAAATTATTCTTGGGATAAAATTTATGCAGATTTGTTTATTGATACAATTCAATTTGATGTAGAAAAAAAAATACCTAAAACAAACATTTATTATGAAGATGATGAGGCTTATGAATTCTTTAAAGCTCTTATTAGAGAAAGAAATATTAATAAAATTATCGATCCAATGAAAGAAATTACTCTTGGATGTAAAAGTTATATGGATTTGATAAAAAGAAATGTTGCTGAATTTTCAAGAAATAGCATTATTATTTTTGATGGGGACGAGAAAGAAGGAAATAAATTCAAAAACACTCTTTGTCTTCCAGGAACCCTACCTCCAGATCAACTCTTATTTGATTTTCTTTATAGATTACCTGCCGATGATATGTATTGGAAAAATAATAAAATTAGCTTTTCTAAACCAGTATTTTTAAGAATAGCCTCTCCAATATTGGAATTTTTTAATCTTGACCAAACTCCTACGGAAAATTATGACTTAGAAACTATCATTTTAGAGAAAAGAGCTTCGAGTAGTGAGTCAGGAGGGAAAGCGAGAGAAAAATTTAAAAATTTCTATAAAAATGAAATTATTCAATCTCTAATCAAAGGAAAGATTAGTGATAATCCTTTCAGAGTCATGATTGATTATAATCCTGAGAAATATAATACTTTTCAGGAAGATTTTAAGAAAACTCTTTTATACGTGATAAGTACCAATCATCCTACTATGAAAGATAGTATAAAAGACTTCTTAAAAATTAAGTAAATATCTAAGTGTTTAAAGGCGTGTATAGATGATAGAATTGCATAAAAGATCTAGTTGTTAAGTAATGAGTGTTGATACCTTTTTTACGCCTTTAAGATACCCAGGAGGAAAGGGAAAATTTGCTCCTGTTGTGAAATCTATTTTTAACTTTAATGGATTAAAAGGTGGTCATTATCTTGAGCCTTATGCAGGTGGGGCGGGTGTTGCACTTGATTTACTTTATAGTGGATTCGTTTCAGATATACATATCAATGATATTGATATAGCTGTATATAGTTTCTGGAAATCTATAACTGAACATACTGATGATTTTTTGAAATTACTTCATGATTCACCAATAACTATTGATGAATGGCATAAACAGAAATATATCTTAAATGATTGGTCTTGTACCGATCATTTACTTAAAGGTTTTGCAGCATTTTTTCTGAATAGGACAAATAGGTCAGGTATCCTTAAAGGTGGTGTAATTGGAGGGAAGAAGCAAGATGGTAATTACACCCTTGATGCTAGATTTAATAAAGCAAATCTAAGTAAACGTATTGAAAAAGTTGGAGCAAATGCCTCCCGAATTCACGTTTATAATGAAGATGCTTTGATGCTGATCCAGAAAGTTGATGAATTTTTACCTGATAATTCATTAGTTTACTTAGATCCTCCTTATTATGTAAAAGGGCAAGGCCTTTATCGAAATTTCTATGTTCATGAGGATCATGTCAAAATAAGAGAAGCTTTAGATAAAATTAAATCTAAATGGATCGTTTCTTATGATAATTGTGATGAGATAAAAGAGATTTATAAAAATTATCAAATGACTGATTATGATTTAAATTATAGCGCTTATCATAGAATTAAAGCTAAAGAAGTAATGTTTTTTTGTGATGGACTAAAAAATCCTCAAGAATATGACCTTTTTTCTGCTATTTAGACCAGCTTGGTATGATTTTTTTATTTTTATCTATTTGTAATTATGAAAGTTTGTAGAATTATTAATTACTTTTGAAATGCTTAATATCTGTAAATTTGAGAAATAAATTTCCATAATATACTTTAAGTATTTGTTCCATTTATTCTTTTCAAGCAGTTATATCACAATAGAACTTTAATTTTGTATGGGTTTAAAGTAGAAACTAGTGCAATACAAGCTAAAATACATGGCCTGAAAACGTATAAGTTTTTTGTGACATTACTGAATAGTATGTGGGGACATACTCTGAAATTTGGGGAAATTTCAAAAGACGATTACTCCGCTGGGGAGCGGTTTATGAAAAAGGTAATTATCTCTTTCTAAATAATTTATAAAATTTGGTTAGATCAAATGAACGACTTGATAACGAGATGTGTAAATAATCTGGGGCAGTGGCATGAAGTTGCACTGACAATGACTAAAGCGATAGTTGCAATAGGGGTGTTGTGCTTAGTTGCTTATCTTTTAACAATTGGCTATATCCCGTCGGAAATTAGCTTTGGTGATACACTTATTTTTCTACTGATTTTTGCTGCGTTCTCTATTGCTTACGCTGTATTAGGGTTTATGCTATTTTTCTTTGGCACATCCTTAGCTCCAGTGACCTATCTTGTCTTAAGCTGGGTTGATAAGTATTTACCACCTCATATTAGAATTGGGAAAAAACTTCCTTTTCCAAAAATTAATATTATTACGTTAATTGGCTCTCTTTATCTTTTATACGTTATTCACGGCATATTTTTATTGCATTGGAAAGTCAATTTATACATAGGAATTACCGTATTTTTTATCGCCTTTGCGTATTATCCTTTTTACATGAATCGGCAGAAGATTAAAGAATTTAATATAAAATTTGAAAATCTAGCAGATATTGTTGATGATCCTGATGCTAGTGAAAATCTTAAAGCATTCGCAAGAAAAAAATTAAAGAGATTAGAAACGCATATTAGAGATAGCTTAGAAATAGCTTTTTTTATTAGCTTGACTCCACTTGTGCCCCTTATCCTTATTGGTGATGTTGGTAAAGCATTCCTAAATTACACTATGCAAAATACTGGGGTACGAATAGAAAAGGCAACCTTATATATTAAAGAACCGTATGCAAATTTAATTGAATTGCCAAGAACAACAACTAAGGAACTGAGTCAGTATAAAACCTTTATTTTTAAAGATGTTAAAGTGTTATTTCAAGGCATTGGTAAAAGCACTTTAGTTTCTTATAAGCTGAAAGATATTGAAAAGCAGTTAGTAATTCCAAATGAATATATTACTGTAGAGCGAAGCAAGAAAATTGAAGAGTAATTAATTATAAAGAATAAGAAATAGTTAGAGCTATCAAAGCAAGGATATAAACAATTGCTATGGTTGTTCTAGCCATAGCATTTGCATCACTACTTTTTTCCGTAAGTGGGGGAAAAAGTGGTAATGCTGCATTTTTTAAAATAAAAAATATTAAGGCGTACCCTACAGTAAGGGAAAATATATATTCAAATCCCAACTTTCCCTTAAAGTAAGCAATTAAAGCCATTATTGACATGAATAGGGCTAAGCTCATTAAAAGATATCTCTTAGAGGGAGAATCTTTTATAAAGAAATCTTCAATTGACAT